GGCCGCAGACCCCTCCTCTTCCCTTGCCCCCTCAGGCAAGATCAGGCGACTTCAGCGTCCAGGTTGTCGAGATCCTCGACCAGGTGTCGCAGAGCCGTTTCCATCGTGCGGGCCTTGCGACCCTCGACGGTGCGCCCGCTCGTCGCTCGGACGATCGAGGACAACATCGCCTGCATGGTGCGGACCCGTGTCTCGGCGTCACGCACCCGGTTGGCCGACCATCCACGGACCTCGTCCAGAGTGCCGACCAATCGGTAGATCCACTGGGCGCGGTGACCTGCGGGATCGCAGGGCACGTTGATGTTGTCGTACTCCCCGAGGAACCGACGGAGATCGAAGATCGCCGCCCGCACTTCGTTGTAGTTGAACCCGAGATCGCTCTCCATCTGATCGATGGTTGCTCCGTCGGGATGCGCGACGAGGTAGTCCCACAGCGCATCGCGCCGTACTTCTCTGATCGTCATGAAGCTGCTCCTGTGATCTTCTCCAGCTCAGCGTCCCAGTCGACGTTGAGAGTCCCGGCCATACGCAGGTCGAGAAGGGTGAGCAAGGCTCGGATCTTGCCGAGGGAGTCACGCAGCAACTCCATCTCCTCGTCGGAGAACCCGACATCCTGAGCCACCTGCAGAGCGTTGGTGAGGCGACGCTGGGCGTAGGCGAGGTCGCCCTCGATCTCCACGAAGCGGATGGACTTGGCCTCGGCCTTCTCCTTGCGCTGACGATCAGCCATCTCACGGGTCTGACGACGGCGCTTGGCGATGTCCTTCGCCTCGTCCACCGGGTCGGTCCCCTTGCGATCGGCGCGCTGCTTGGCCTGCGAGATGATGTCGTCGGTGGAGCGGTTGTCGCCGCGGGCGACGTTGGCGACCGGCTCTCCAGAACCTTCCGCAATCGCCTCGGAGAACTCCTGCTTCTCAGCCGACTGTCCCGACAGGCGGATGGCGTCCTGAATCGAGAGTGCGCGGCCAGGCCGCGCATCAACGGCTCGCTCGACCATCAGCTTGTAGCCGTTGGCGTACGTGCGGACAGTCGCCTCACCGCGACCGATGGCCTTGGCGTAGGCCCGGAACGATGTCTTCCCAGAGTTGGAAATGTCCAGTGTCCAGTGCCAGCGGTGCTTGGCCAACGCTTCCGTGCTTCGCTCGGCGGCTGCCTCCAGCTTCTGGTCCTTCTCGATCACCTCCTGGGGGATCGAAATGTTGCTGGGGTTCGTCATACTTCTCCTTCGAGTGAGTTACTTGAGAGGGGCACCGTACCAGGTCGTTCAACGGGCGTCAACCTAACGACAGAAAGAATTCTTGTGAGATGCTCACGGGCGTGCTGATCCTCGGAACCTTCGCCGTCTGGCTCGTCATCCTCATCGCAGAGGAGTGGATCGTGGCTCCACGGTGGGCCTGGCGGGCCAGTGCTGGCGTACTTGGAGTCGCTTGGATATGCCTCTATGCCCCGAGCCACTGGTGGCACGGACTGGGCGTCGGGGGAGCCGCCGTTGCATTAACCCTGGTCACAGACCTTGTCCTGGTGCTCGCTGATTGGGCTAGGGTTCAAGTCCTTCACCGAACCGGGCCAAGGAGGCCACAATGACCCTGAATGTCGTATTAGGGGACGGCGAGATGCCGACCAAGGAGCTGATCGCCAGCCTGGAGGATCTCCGCAACCGAGCCAAGAAGGACAACACCGACTACTGGTTCCTGATCCAGGCCAAGGCCGAGCCGACGGCGACCGACCGAGCGTTCGTCAGCTGGCTCCTCAAGGAGGACATCTGGTTCAACATCGTCTACGACGGGAGCGATGTCGATCCGATGTACCTGGGCGAGGCCCAGGAGAAGACCGTCACCAAGCGGATGGCCCCGACCATCATCAAGCAGATGAAGGAGTTGCCGAGCGAGGGCGAGGACGCCCAACTGCTGGGCCTGTTCGTCAGCGATGACTTCACCGACCCCAAGGACCGCTGGCTCAACGACGTGGGAGCCGCCGTACAGGAGGCGGGCTTCAAGGTGCGGGCGCTCAACGACGGGCTGGTCGAGGTCGACATGCTGGACGGCGGCGACGAACCGGAAGACGAGGATGAAGAGGACGAGGAAGAGGAAGTCGAGGAGGCCGAGGTCGCTGAAGGACCGGAGAGCCTCGAAGGACTGCTGGACGAGATGACGCGCGAGCAGCTGATCTCTCACGCCGCAGTGCTGGGCATCACCTTCCCGCCACGGACGCGGATGAACACGATGGTCAGCGCCATCTTGAACCACAAGGTCGCCTCTCCCGCAGAGGAACTCGATCCCGAGCCGGAGTACGCCGCACTCACCGTGGTCGACAACACCACCCCTATCACCTACACCGTCGACATGTCGACGGTCAGCGCCCCGGCGATGATGATCATCGTGTCCAACGGGACGGTCACCTCCAAGGTGGTCACCGCTGAGCAGGTCGAGAACATCATGTCCTCGATCCACTGACACACAAGGTCTAAGGTGGCCTTAACCAGTCCGACGTTTCCGCCTCGGTCTGATAGGAGGAAATCTGCTCCTCCGAACGGGTGAGCTGGGCCGGGGCCTACCCCTCGGCCCGCCACCCGCTCACCAGGGCGAGACGATGTTCTGCAGGCTGGGAGCAGCGTCAGTTCGATATGCCAATATCGGACCGGCGTAGGGGACCAACGGTCGCGACTCATTCCACATCGGATCGTTGGGGTAGAGCACGTTGAGGTGGCCGATGACCGGCGTGCCTGCTGGCACCCACTGGTAGGCCAGACCCTGCTGCTCGGCCTCGTCATCAGTCAGAGTGGCGGGAGTCTGGTCGACACGCTGAGCGAACAGCCGACCGAACGTGGAGACGCGCAAGTTGTACCAACAGCTGTAACTGACGTGTCGATTGGCGGTCCCTCCGTACCAGGAGAAGTCCTCACGCGCTCCGTACTCGGAGTCACCGTCGAAGTACGGCCAGTCGTTGTTGTTGGCGGGCATCAGCCCAGGCTCGACGCAGACCTGATCGACATCGAAGACCCCAGTAGTCGAGCCTTCCTCTTGCGGCTTGAACTCCAGTCGGAGCATGCCGTGTACGCCCTCACCGATGTCGCGAGTGGTGCGGATGTGGACGAAGCCACCACCGATGAGATGTGACGGCGTCGTCTCACCCTCAGCGACCACCTCGTTACCCCAGTCGACGCGGCTCACGGCGTAGTCGCTCTCCCAAGTGACCAGCCCGACCTTGAGGACTCCAGCACCTGCAGTCGATGGGTAGCGGGCCTGAAGCTGGATGGTCACGCCGTACTCCTGACGGCGATTCCCGTGACGCAGAGGGAAGATGTCGCTCTCCAGAATCAGCGGCGAGTTCCCGGTGACACGCCCGCACAAGGCTCCAGCACCGGGAGGTGCGTCCTGCACCAAGGCGATCGAACCGTTGCTCCTCCAGAAGCTGGAGTTGAGTTCGAAGCTCGGGTTGGCGATCAGGTTGAGTCGTTGCGGATAGACCCAGACGTGCTGGGTTCTCGCCGTTTCGAATGAGGGAACGGTGTTGCGCGTCAAGACCAGCTGCCCCTCGACAGCAGTCGGCAGGCTGCCTCCAGCAGGTCCAGCTGGATCCCAGTAGAACAGGGAGCGCTTGTCAGCGAGGTTGATGTCCTTGAGCGGTGCTACTCCGTCACCAGCACGCATCAGCACGCCAGCTGGCAGCGGCGTGTTGGTGACGAACATGATCTCGTCAGCAGTAGCGCTCCCCTTGTTGAGACAGAAAGCGATGGCTCGCACCGGAGTTGTCGCCGTCCCTGCCGCCAGGTCAAACTGCACATCGTCGGCAATCGAGGCGTACTGACGGACACCAACCGCCCCCTTGGTCACGGTGCGGACCGGGCCACTGACGTAGTAGCTCCCCCACCCCAGTGTGTTCTTCAAGGTGTCGACCTTGTTGATACCGGCATATGCCGTGGTCGTGGTGCTCCCCTCACCCTCTCCTCCAGCCGCAGTGAGAGATGGGGCCTCGGGGAACAGATACATCCGCACGCTGAGCGGCGTGGTCCAACCTGTCTTCAGCAAGTTGAGGAATTGGGTGGTGAAGTAGTAGCTCACGACGATGGTTCTCCGATGAAGTACGGATCGGGGTGGCCACCATCGCCTGGACCGATCTCTTCGCCGCCTGCCACCGGCAGACCGGTGGGACCAGTCAAGGTGAGGGTCTTGACGAAGATGTCCGAGCTGAAGGTCTGGGAACTGCCCACGTAGGAGAGTGATGCGCCAGAGAAATGGACCATCGGTGACCGCGATGTGTTCGTACCGGCCACCCTCCCTGTGATGGCGATGGCAGGGACGACGTAGGCAGCATTGAGCGGGGCAGCTCCGCTCACCGATGTGACCAACCACTGATTGATGGTCGGGGTTCGAGCGCTCGCTCCCGGTGAGTGACTGAGATAGTCCGCAGGCATACCGTCGGCGTCAAACCACAGCAGGATGGCCTGGAACGTCGGGCCTGCAAACTCAGTGGCAACCGAGATCGAGAAGGCGTAGATGTCACCAGGCTTGACAGGAGTGCTCCGGTCACGCGGGAGTATCTCAATTGATTGAGTCTCGGGTGGTACTGGAGGGAGTCTGCCGTCACCACAGGTGATGAAGATGTTCGCCGTTGAATCACCAGGCGCCGTGTAGACGTGCATCATCCCCTTCCCGTCGACCGGTGCCGGGGTAAAGCCGTACGTGCCGCTGGAGAAGAAGATGCTCAGGGGGCTGAGCCACCCGGCAGGGACGCCAGTGCCGGTAGGAGGTGGGTAAGCCGGTCCCGGTCCGTAGGTGAATTCGTGGATGCCAGCCCAGTCTCCGGTCCCGTTGACAAACTCGGAGTTATCGGGGAGCAGCATCACGTTGTCGGACTGAGTGACATCGCTGTCGCACTTGGCAACCGTCGCCACCAGTGACATCAACCCGCCAACCGTGCCACGACCACGGTAGAGGTGGCCGATCTTGCCGACCAGTGCTCGATAGCAGTAGTCCCCGATGGCCGGTTCGAACGGCACCCCGAAATTGTCACCGATGCGGCGCAGCAAGCTCATCGGGGTGAAGTCGGTGTGATACATGTTCGACATCGACTCGACGTACTCACGCGTGTAGTCCAGGTGATACCCGAATATGCCGAGCCACCGCTTGAGATCGCCGTCGTTGGCTCCGCCCCGCATGTTGTCGTCCAGGTGCCGGTAGTACGGAGGCAGCCCGTTCCACAGGTGGTCGGCATGGTGGAAGTTGCGAGGCAACAGGCAACAGTGGACGGCTGAGCGCACCCAGTCCCTGCCGATCTTGAAGAACAGCCCGTAGTAATACCACCGGCCAGGAGTCAGGCCTGGATCCTGGGACGGCAACGCCCTGGGATCGAACTGATTGGGTGTGACAATCTCCTTGGAGGAACTGTCGTACCTGTAACCGTTGGGGTACAGCTGCTGCTTGGTCATCCGCATCACGGCTTGACCGTCATTGACCGTGGCGGGATACCCCATGCCGCAACGAACGATCAGCACCTCGGACCACAGGATGTCACCAGCGTCATGCTCAGTGTCCACCGAGATGGTCAGCTGCGGAGGAATGTTCCACTCGATCTCGATCGTGTCGTAGTTGATCGGGGACGAATAGAGGATGCCCCTACCGACACCGGCAGGTGTCCACCCAGGCAGAGAGGTCGGATATCGGATAGCCGTCTGCTGAGTGCGAGTACTGGTGGAGCCACGAACGTAGTCACCAACCTGAGTATCGATGTTGCGATGCACCGTGAAGGCGGGCTGTATCCACCACCTCGACGTGTCGTCCTGCTCAGTACCAGGCCACCAAGGCCTGTTGAGTGACGGTGACATGAGCTTCAGGAAAGGACCGACATCGGAAGCAACGAGCGTCGTCGTTGGCCCGTCCTCTCCTCTCACCAACGTGGTGGACGGGCCTATCGGTGAGGGCAGGATCTCTGTGGTAGAGCCAGGAGTCGACGGCGTGATGTCGGTGGTCGGGCCTGGTGCCGACGGCACGACTGCAATCTTGGTGCGTCCGGTGAGCGGCTCCAGCACCACGTTCTCACCAGTCTTTGCCGTGAACGCTGCAGAGTCAGGAGCGATACCGGCGAATGAGTTGATGTTCCACCCGAACCTCTCGGTGCCCCCAGGCCTGTTGTCGGTACCGATGCCGTCGGTGATCGACACGTTGGAGATCTGCCCGCTCATCGGCGATCCGGCCTCACTCCCACCGAAGGTCACCATTTCGGTGTCCATGTACAGGGAGGTGACATCATCGAAGATCAGAGGATCACCTTGGAGCACCCACTCAGTCGGCAGGGGGATGAGAGGGAAACCAGCCGGTACGAGCACGTCAGGTGCAGTCCAGAAGGTCACGACAGCAGAGCTGAGAGTGAGGTCATACTTGACTGTGACAGCCAGCCAACCCCAGTCAGCCGCCTCGTCATCCCACAAATCGGTGATCGCTGCGCTGATGACATCGGTTGCCCCGTCCTGAGAAGCACGGAAGATGAAGTCGGTGCCCGAACGGGACAGAGAGAAACTGCGACCGAGAGGAGTGACGTTGCCGGTTGCCTCGATCGATGTGATGTTGGCGTTGGTCTTGGCGTAAGAGAACGACTGAGCTGACGGGACCACCGTCACTGTGTAGGTGCCGTCGAAGGGTGCTCCCACATCGGACACCACGACCTGTTCGCCGACCTTCAGACCGTGCGGCGTACTGGTGATGATGGTGGCCACGTTGGAGAGAAGGGCCTTGTTGGTCACTACGGATGGGCCAACAGGGTTCCACTTCTGCACCAGTATCTGATCATCATCCTCGGAGACAGGCGTTGTGAACTTGACACGCGTCACCAAGGAGAAGCTCGAAGTCACGGGGGACAGGTTTGGGACAACAGCTCGGCAGTACTCACCACTCACCCCGCCGAACGATGCATATCCCGATATGGTCGGCGTCGCTGACTTGAGGAGCGTCACAGTCTTGCCGCGACCCTCGACGAAACTCGATGCCGTGGTCGATACACGCAGTGCTTCCTGATCGAGGCGGAAGATCTCAGCGTTGCTGTTGCCTCTGATCACCAAGTGGGAGATACGACCGGCGAAGTGGTCAGCTCCTCCTCCAGCCAGCTCCTGAGCACCGATCCAGAACGGCCCGGTGCCTTGAACCAGTCCGGTGGTGTTGTAGGTGGTGACTCGGCTACCGACGCTTGTCCAGGTGTCACCAGCATCAGCTGATTCCTCCAGGTGCAAGGTTTGCGTGGTCGAAACCATTTCCACTGTCAGCCTGAGTGTGCGGAACTCACCGTCGGCTGGTAACGGCACTGGGACACTGAGTGCTGAGTACTCGATGACACCGTCGGACGATGTCCAGGTGAAGATGAACTCGGCCTCAGGCGACAACCGCAGCAGGTACGCATGGTTGTTTCCGGCTGACCACCGACCGCAGATGGTCTGCACTGGTCCCACATAGTTGATCGGCAACAGCGGGTCGTCTTCGATGACTGCCCGACCACGCCAACGATCAGGAGCAATCCGCATGGTGAAGGAGATCGATCCATCGACAGCCGGAAACGCTGGTGGACCAGCCGCTGTTGTGGTGGTGTAGTTACCGCTAGTGCCTGGGAAGTAGATGTACCCGGTGTTGCTGAGCGTGTTTGCCGCCGTCGTATTACGGACGATGGTGACGACCTGGCTGGTGACTGCTGTGAAGGACGTTGCCGCCGGAGCAATGTCGAGGCTCCTCTGGTCGACCAGTAACACTTCGTTGCCCTGGATGGGCACACCACCAGGGTCGAAACCCCCCCGATACGAGAAGTGGCTGATCATTCCCTTGAACAGCTGACCAACGAGCAGCGGTGCAGTGGAAGCGAACAGTGCTCCTGACACAGGGGTCTGGCTGATCCTGGTCCAGGTCTTGTTGTCGTCGGAAACCCAGAACCGTACGTACTGACTGGCCTCGTACGACACAGCGACACGCTTGGCTGAGTTAGGGGCGAAGCCGAGCACTCCCGACTCGATGTAGTTGGCGTAGGTCGTGCCGTTGGTCGACCACTGGAAGGCGAGCTTGCCTGTAGCGGTGAGCAGGAACTTCCAGCCAAGGTTGGAGGCCGCTCCAACCGCAGCGTTCGTCTTGGACATGATTTCGCGATCGACATCAGTCGGTGTCCAGTCAGCGATGACCAGGCGAGCCTCGACCACGAACCCCGTGATGTTCTGCAGGTTGGCAGCATTGGGGACTGACAGATAGTTCCCGACAGTCCCTGGCAGATTGACATATCCGTAGTCGATGGGGATAGCGTCTCGACGCACCGTGAGCGTCCCTGTAGGGGTGACGATCGTCGGAGCGTTGGGGTTGGCCGGGATGTGCTCAGGAGCGATCCTGAACATCTCGATGCTGGTCGAGGTAGTTGATCCGTAGATCGACACCTCGGAGATCTTTCCGTCGTACTTGGGTCCGATGAGCAACGGCGATGTCGAGTTGTAGACGATGCCCACGGCACCGCTCTGCTGAGTGCCCAGCGCTGTCCAATCGACGCCGTCGAGCGACGTGAAGAAGTCAACGGTCCTCGTCGCAGCAACAACGGTGTTGATCTTCACCCACAGCTGACCGGAGTCGGCAAGGACAGGTACTGACGACTTCAGCGTCGTGTAGGCCGTGCCGTTTGTCGACCACAGGAACATCAAGTACCCACTGGTGTCCAGCGCCACGGCGTACGAGCGCTGGTTTGTGACTCCCCACTTGGAGATGATCGTCTGCTCCTCGAACGGTCGCCAGGTAACGGGAGACATAGAGATGACGATCGAGCTAGGCCCCACGATGTCGTAGACCGTGCCGGTATCGGCAACCATCAAGTCGTTGCCAGCAGTGCCAGGAAACTGGACGTACCCGTTATCTACCGGGGCAGGGTTGCGCTGTACCGTCAAGTCCTGACCAGTCGCCGCCTTCAGTGTGACATCAGTAGATGTCACATCGACAAAGCTGTCGGCATTGAGGGTGAACACCTCAGTGCCCTCTACTGGTGTGGCCCCCGTCCCCGTGCGGATAGAGACATATCCGATATCACCGCGGATCGATGGCCCCGGCCCTGCAGTGACGGTCCCAAAGAGCCAGCCTGCCCCAATCAGCAGCGGGTTGTCCGAGTTACCGACGGGAGAAGCTGCGGGTCCAGTGTTGTAACTCAAGGTCCATGAAGCAGCAGCGGGAGGAGTGATGCTGTCCTCTAGCGAGTACCACCCCTTGTTCGAGTTAGCGCCTCCAGCAGGGTTGTAGTAGAAGCTGTACCAGACCCACTTCCCGTTGTCGTCTCGGAGAATGTTGGAGGCCGACCTGAATGAGGAAGTGTCATTCGGACCCCAGGTGTAGAGCGACCCGTACGGACCACTCGCCAGTCGATAGACCAAACCCTTGCCGACTGGAGAAGCGAAGTAGTTCGGAATCGAGTCGACCTGACGCATCCGCAGGATGATGTACATCGCTGTCGTCACGTCGAGAGCAGCAGCGTCAGGTGTCTCCAGGTAGTTGCCGATCGTGCCAGGGAACCTGGCGTACCCCTGACCGATGGCCTTCTTCTTGCGGACGATGGTCGCCACGGAAGTAGCCGGGGTGCAGGCGAACGTCTCAGCGTCGGGAACCACTCCAGCAAGATGGAGATTGGCATCGAAGCAGAACACTTGTGTGCCGCCACCGACCGTGCCGGACGTCCCAACGTTGTCACGAAGCGAAACGAACCCGATCTTGCCAGCGAAGGGCTGAGACGATCCGTCGTTGATCCCACTGATCGTCAGGTTGGCTGATGATGCGAAGATCGCCGTCGTCGCCGTTGCCGGAACGTCAGCACCCAGCTTCGTCCAAGCGACACCGTCGTCGGAGATCCAGAACCTGGCGATGTCAGTGCCCACATCGTGTGTGACACTCACCCACTTCAAGGTTTGTCCCGCAGCGAGAACACTCTGGACGGAGACTGACGAAGTAACTCCAGGGGAGTCAGACCCTGTCGTTGACCATGCGTAGCCGAGCGTGCCAGCAGGGTTGAGGTCCAATCGATACGACCGCTGGTTGGAGGCTGTGTTCCACTTGGAAACGATCGTCTGGATCGCCGCTGGTGTCCAGCTGTCTGGTGCGATGAAGGCGGTGATGGTGATGTTGCCGATGATGTCGATCGACGGGTTGTCCGGTACAGACATGTAGTTCCCCGGTACACCGGGGAAGTAGATGTAGCCGGGGGTATCGACGGGGTAAGCCATGTCGACCTACGTGTTGGCCAATCCGCCGTCAGCGGTGATCCAAAGACCGTCGTGGATGAGTTCGGCGTCGATGTAGTGATCGGGGTAGTTCTCTGGCTCCTCTTCATACTTGACCGGATCGATGCGGGGGATGTGCAGGTCGTCGGTGTTGATGTCAGCCACCTCACCAATCGAGATGGGCGTGGGCGAGTACCGCACGAAGGTGAAGTCGATTGGAGTGTTGACCGCCGGGGCGACAACCGGAGCCGATGTACGGGCCAGCGTGATGTCCCACTCGTCGTACCCAGGCGTGGCTGGAGCGCCCGTACCAGCATGAGGTGTGACGTTGGAACGGATGACGTAGTCCCACCACGACCCATTGGCAGGGTTGCTCATCACGATGTGGTCGCCTACGTCGAGACTTGCGAGGTTCGTACCCCGGTTATCAGACCCGGCGGAGGGAGCCGTCGTGTCCCTACGGGATATGGCGATATGGGTGAACTCAGCATCAGCCGACCCCGGATCGTCGGTCAGCCGGTAGTAAGTCGCGGTTGGTTCAGCGGGACTGGTGATCGACTCGAACTTCCACTGACTGGTGAACAGCGTTTGCACTGGACCACCAGTGGGAGGACCGGTAGGAGTGATCGTCGGTTCGACGTACACGCCGCCCGACTCCGATGGTGGCCTGATCGTAGAGAGCCAGGTGACCTCGGCCCACTCCACCCCGTTCACCGTGAGGGCAGCGCGGTAGATACCACCGAGAGTGACACGGGTACCGAAGTCGACCTCGGCGTAAGACAGCAGCTTGCGGATCACAGAGTCGACCTGGTCGCGAACCGACAGCCGGTTGAACACCTCGGACACCTGGATATTGACCCGAATGAAGATGTTGGTCCACAGGTCGTCGCACATCGGTGGACCGGCCACGACCGTCGAACCGATCAGCACCTTGTCCTTCATCGTCTGCTCGACGTTGGCGCAAAGACGTTCCATCATCTCGTCGGAGCAAGTGTCCTGGCTGGAGGACAAGGACGGTCCGATCCACACCTTGACCGCCGTGTACACCGTCCCGTAGGCCACGCTCTTGGCCACACCGGGAACCTGCATCGCCAGGTCGGCGTAGTCATTGAGAGTGACGGCGCGCGAGCGAATACGGCCACCGGCTCGGGGGATCGTGTGCCGCAGAGAGTCCACCGACTCAGGATCCGCTCCACCAGTAGGAGCCTCCAGGTTGGTCACTGTCACCTGCCACGCCTCGAAGAACCCGGCTCGGGGCACGATGGTGGTGATCTTCTTGGTCGGAATGGAGTTGGCTTGAGCGCCCACCCCGTACCGATAGGTAGCGAAGATCTGAGCATTGGCAGCAGGAATACGGCCAGAGGTGTTATCGCCGAACACGATGTGGGTGAAGTTGAAGTCGTCCACGTACGTGGTGAACACCGACTGAGTCGGCCGTGCTGTCGCCAGGTCGGTCGTGTAGAGCCAGGTGACCGACTGATACCCCTCGGTCGACACGACTCGGATGGATCCGGCGATGATCCCTTTCTGCTGGAGGACGAACTCGGTGTTCGAGATGCCAAAGGAGACACCGACCTTCTGGTCCATCACCGTGACACCCTCCTCGGCCACTACTGTCGTCACTTCTCCCGGCAGAAGCGACACCTGGTGGATCGTCTCGAAGACGATCGCTTCTCCCGAAGTGTCCGACGACGTGTAGACCTTGGTGTTGGCGGGGATGATGATCGGCTCCATCGGATCCTCAGGGGCCGGTTCATATGCCGTTATGGTCAGCGTCACCGTCGCCGCCGCCTGAGCTGTGGGCTTGTAGCCCAACATGTCAGCGATGTACCACACCGACTGCGGTCTGATCGCTGTCGCCAGGAAGGCCTCGGAGGCCACCCGGTCGATGTAGTAGTTCATGATGTCGCCCATGTAGGCGTACAGCTCCAGCAGCACAGTGCCGAAGTCGGACGACTCCCCGACCGTCTTCCACTCGGGCATCATCGTGTGGGCCAAACGGATCAGCTCGGAGCGGATGCCCGTGAAGTCGCGGTTGGTGTAGTCGAGGATGAGTCGGCTCTTCAGACCTTCTTCATCCAGTGAGACGAGTACGCCGGTATCAGACATCTGGGACTCCTAGAGAGGCTCGGCCGGTGTGTTGGAGTACAGCTGCTCAATCTGACCGGGAAGAGATCGACGCTCAAACTCCCATCCTGGGAACAGCGACAACGGAATGTTGAGAGTGGCCTCGCCGGTCACCGACGAGGCCTGGTAGCTGATCTTGATGTCCACCTGGGACTCGGCGTTCAGCTCGATCAGGACGTAGCGGATGGTGCAGCGGGGAACGAGGTTCCTCAACCTCTCCGTGATGATCGCAGCAGCGTCGTAGCGAGAAAGCTCGTCAGAAGGGTCGAACAGTGCCGCCTGGATGTCACAACCGTAGAGAGGACGGAACACCCGCTCGCCCTGGTTGGTCATCAGAGCATCGATGACCTGACCGCGAACGATCTCGGTGTACTCGCTGGTCGATCCGATCTTGGTCCCCGTGATTCGGAAGGGGACACTCAGTGCTCTCATCCCGCTCATACGAGTCCTCTCAGCCGACTGTCGTTCCACGACGAGATCCACCGGCTCTTATCGTCCAGGGTCAGGCTGGGCCGACCCTTGGCGGGTGTCTCTTGTTCCCAGAACGGTTTGTAGGACTGCTCGACGTAGCCCGGTGTCGGGGTACTGGACGGTCTGGTGAGGAAGAGCATCGTCTGGAACTGCTGGGAGTCAGCATTGTGGCCAACAGAGCGGACGTACCACTTGCCGTCGCTCTCGGGGATGAAGTACTTGCGTGACGTGGTGATCACCTCGACGCACATCCCCGGCCATAGATCAGCATCGCCCCAGATACGAGCCACTGCGGTGTCGGCCCACCCATCGTTGCGTGTGGAGTAGGCGTCCATGTAAACCTTGGCTTCTTCTTGATCACGGATCAGCTGGGTCGACTCGAAGAGGAACCCGGCGAAGTCACCGGTCTGAGTGATGGTCTGGGCCTCGTTGCCGGTGGTGAAGTAGCCGAACTTGCTGCCCAGGTTCTGCTTGATCATGGCCGACAGCTTCTGGCTGGAGAACTCGATCAAGTTCCGGTCGCTGGGCTGACCAATCTCGGACAGGCCCGACACCAGTCGACAGTAGGGAGTGCTCTCTCGGTACACCTTGAGCGGATCAAGGGTCTGCACGATGCCGTAACGGGTGATCACGTTCCACCCGACCCGCTTGGCGCAGCTGGTGACCATCTCCCAGTCGCTGTCGTCGGTCTGACCGAGTGCGCCCCATATGTGGCTATGGGTATGACCACCGAAGCCCAGGCCGGAGTTGTTGACCAGGTCGGAGATCACACCGGTTGCCGTACGGTTCTGCCAGAACCGCGGCTTGCCCTCGTACATCACCTTGGAGGGGCCGAGCACCTGGATGTTGAACGCCAAGCTGCCTGCTGATCCCTGGGTGTCGGTGACCTCCACGACGTAGCCCTGGAACAGTTCGGTCCGTGGCGGTGCCCCGAAGAAGAACGAGATCGGTGAGTCGAGGATCCCGTCGGTGTTCTCCAACGTCGTGGAGATCACTGCCAGAGTCCCTGAGTCGTGCTGCCCCTCGGCCGTCACCAGCTGGATGGAGCGCGGCGTGATATCAAACGTCTCGCCGTTGAGCAGAGGGTTGAACACCGGGACACGGCCGCGCATCGACCGACCGGCAGACCCCCCAGCATTCGGGTCGAGAGAGGTCATCGTCATCAGGTCACCGGGATCCTGAGAAACTCACCTGGCATCAGGTCGAGGGGGTACCAGACATGGGGATTCATGTCGGCCAGTTCGTGCCAGCGCTTGGGGTCATCGAGGATCTTGTGACCGAGGAAGGGGAGATTCTCCAATTCCTTGGCGTAGTAACTCACTGTCTCATTGAGAGGTTCTGTCTCGGTGCGAATGAGGTAAAGCGCCTGACGCATGTCTATGCGAATCTGCAGCGAAGTACGGCTGACCTCACCCTGCAGCAGCGGGTATCCCCGCTCGCTGTAGGAGTGTGAGAAGGCTGGCTGCCGTTCAGCCTGCTCGTAGCGGGAACCTGTAGCAACCATCAGGTGCTCCCTCCGTACACGGCGTCCTGATCGACGTCCCCGATGTGGTTGCCAGCTGTACCGAAGACCCTCGCCCCGTAGTTGTACTGGATCGACTTTGCCGAGTAGGTGGTGAACTTGACATCGCCCTCAGGATCAGAAGCGTGCAGCACCTTGAACCACTTGTCATCGTTGTCTGCCTCCCAGAAGAAGGCAACATGTCCCTTATCCCTGTCAGGGTGATTGACTCGCAGGAGTATGTCACCCTTCTGACACTCTCGGACGATGATGTCGAAGACCCTCGCCCCGTCCAACTCTCCTTGAGCCATGTTGAACCCCCATATCGGAGTGACCAGAGGGTGATTCGAGAATGTGTCCTTCATCGTGGACGTGTCAGGAATGTAGGACCCGCCAGTGATACCAGCGTTGAACGAGGGCCATCCAAGTTTCTCGGCCATAGACATCCCGCTGTTTCTGTTGACCGCAGTATCTGGACTATCAGAGTCGATGATGGGGTCAGCGAATCCTCCCCACACGAAGCTGGAGCAATCGGCGTGTCTCCACAGTTGGTGACGCTTGCCCGTGTTGTCGTACTTGGTGTCGTACTGCTGCCAGCGGTCGTGGGCCACCTCCGCTGCGTTCTTCCCGGCCGATGACCCTTCGAGTCCAGATATCTGGGCGTCGGTGAGGCTGGGCCGAGAGAATGACTCATTGTTGCTCGGCCACTCCAACTCGTTGAAAGAGAACTCGAACTCTGGTGCTTCGGGAATGTTGTAGGGGATGGTGCGGTCGACGTTGGCTGTCTCGGAGGCGAAGCTGGTGATGTCTCGCACCGGACCCATGTAGATCACCCTCATGGTGAGAGCGATCCGCATGCGGGTCGGCGTCATCTCATGGGTGAACTTCTCGTAGATGATCTGAGCGTTGACAGGACGTCCCTGTACCGACATGTCCTTGGAGAACACCACCGTGATGTCACGGGGGTTGACCATCATCACGCCGTTGTCGGGGAGTGTGTTGTTGGTGGTTCCCGGTAGCACGTTGCGGACGACGAGGTCGAAGTACTCCATGTCAATCAGCACACCCTTGTCGCCGACCCTGGTGGCCTCGGCCTGACGATCGAAGAACAGTTCGAAGGAGAAGTCGAGGATGCTGGGCGGGGCTACCAGGTTGCCGCTCTGGAACACCGTGTTGAACGGATCGAGCGCTCCCTGGTCCATGTAGTTAACGTACTGGCGGGTGATCGTCGTCGGGTTGTACATGAAGTACAACCGGGACTGGGACGGGATGTCCGACACGCTCACCTGAGCACGACGAATGTACCCACGCTTGATGTTGGCGGGAGCCTCCTCCCTCCCCTTCGTCAGGGACATGTTGTGGCTGCCAGCCTCCCAGGCGTGAAAGGGAGGGTTGGTCTTCCACCGTGTCGTGCCAGCGCCGGGGACGAACGTGCCGTAGTCGAGCCACTCGTACCCCGATGTCTGTTGAGCACGGCCGGGGGCATCAGACACAACGCCGGGAGACGTGTACGTCGGAGTACGTGAACTGGTCGTGGGCACGAACGTGTTGGTCGCCATCAGTTGTGCCTCATCGACCGCTTGTTCATCTCAGCCTCCAGCTGATCAGCCATCTGGGTGACGGCTCTGCGTACATCGAACCCACCGCTGGTCGGTGACCCGCCTTGGGCGTTGATGATGAATTGGTTGTGGAAGACCAAGCCCCCGGCCGACGGATCAGACGACTGCGTGTCGGAGAGCATCGCCATCGTGTTGAAGTCGGGCATATCGCCATATCCAGCCGCCCGAGTGATACGACGAGCTTCTTCCATGTTCGTGTTGTAGGTGTCTTCCTTGCCCTTGTATCCGCCCCAAGGGTTGAAGTTGCTGCCCCCACCCGACATGCCGTAAGCCACCTTGAGGTTGGTGTAGGGGTCGAAGAGGTCTTCGTCCTTCGACAATCCGTACTGCTCGCGGCGTGCTGGCCCGAGGCTGCCGAGCATGTTGATCTGCATCAGGCCGTAACTCTTGTCGCCAGTACCAGCGTCTCCGTTGTAAGCGTCGGGACGCCAGCCCGACTCGCGCTTGGAGATGCCAACGACGGTGGCTACCTCGTCATTGGAAAATCCAGCCAAGTGGGCCAAGTGGGCCACCATGGTCCCAGCATCAGTGCCCGCAGGGACGTTCATCCCCAACGCCGCCAAGGCTCCTGCCAGATCTCTGGCACCGGAAGAGGTGGCAGTGGAAGCAGAAGTGGTGGAGGCACCTGGCTTGCGGAAGCCAGCCGACTTGGCGTAGTCGTAGCTGCCTGTCTTGGTTGACTTCGGTTGGATACCGCCGAAGTTGAGAGTGCCGCCGCCTGTTCCGCCGCCAGCCTTGAGCAGTTGGTCGTAGAGGCCAGGCTGGAAGGCCAGCTGTGACATATCGGCGTCGTCAGCCATCCCGAACGCCCCCAGGAACAGGGTCATGATCGACGGGACCAGGCTGCCGATGGTGTCGATCGTGCTGTCCCGGTCGCCGCCCTTGTTGAAGAGGTTGAACAGCCTCCCGATACCCGGCACGCCCGCCGCACCTGCACCCGCACCCGCAGCAGCTCCTGCTTGTGCAGACATCTGCACCACGGTGGGGTCGACGTAGGGATCCCACCAGGACGTCCGATCGCTGCCGCTGTTGGCACCGCCAGTGCTCGTACCGAGGTTGAGGTCTGCGGTAGAGGCCAGTTCTTCCCACTTCCTAGTAGTGGTATTCCAGAGGTAGGACTTATCGTCCAGCCAGGTCTGGTGCGGCAGGTGCGGATCAAGAGGATCTGAGATTGGCTCGGGTGGACCGTCACCCTCGTCACCGATGCCGACGTCCCCGATGCCGACGTGCCAAGGCTCACCGAAACTCTTCCCCGACTTCAGGCCGAACCTCTTGGCGTTGCGGGAGATCCACTTGTACTGGCTCGATGGGCCAAGGTCAGCAGCCAGACCACGGGTGTGAGCCGATGACTTACCCGACACCCGGCTGTACCCCTTGGCCTTGAGGTTCTCCTGGGTGTAGGTGTCGCGCAGTCCTGAGTTGATGCGGAGCTTGGGGTTGGCCTTCATCATGGCCCCGACCTTGCGCTTCATGTCGGGGTGCAGACCGGCCGTGGAGGTGGCCCCGTGCATCCCGTGCTCCATGCCGTTGTCACCGATGTCGGGAGCGTCACCGATCAGCTGAGAGATGGCGTCGACCACACCCCCGCCGGAGCGGAAGCCCCCAGAGATGAGGTCCATGATCCCCGTCATATCGGCGTCGGACACCATGTCCATGCCCTCGGTGGCGAACCCCATGAGGTTCTTCAGCAGTGACTGACCACCGTGGATGCCGTAGCCGATGCCGCCTCCGATGAGCGCACCGAGAGGGCCACTGCGCTCTATGAACCCCATCAGCAGTTCTTGGAGGGTGTCGGGCATGTACTGGAGTGAGGCCAGACCGCCGCGCGCAGTCTGCTTGGGGATCACGTCCCGTTGGACCGCCCCCATGAGGTCAGCGAACCACCGGTTGGACTGCTCCTTATTGGCATATGACCCAGCCATCTGGCTGCCCAGCTGTAGCTCGCCGCGGCCCTTGGCCGACACAGCCTGGAGCCGTTCGAAGGGCTGGTTACCAGCCGCTCGCCCCAGAGGCTGGATGGAGAAGGCCGACTGGGTGGAACCGGACTTCGACGCCTTGCCCAAGGCGTAGTTCCACCAGTACTCCTTCATCTCGTTGGTGATGCCGTTGACCGACATCCAGGCGTCGATGTTGGAGCCGGGGAAGTACTGCGCCATCAACTGGCCGTAGTCGAACGGCTTGCCGGTGTCGGGTGGCGGGCGCAGTCCCTCGATCCATCGCAGGATGCCTTCAGCCCACTCCTGCAACGACTTCACCTTGCCGCCGCCACCGAGCATGGCGAAGGCCCCACCGGTCAGGTAGGCGGCGGTCTGCTGAGGCTGAGCCTGCAACTGCTGAGCCACCGCACCACCCAGCTGCCCCACCGGGGTAGCAGGGGTGATCGCCTGCATCTGCTGGACGGCGTTGAGGAATCCCCTGGTGCGATTGCTGTCACTCGATGCAGCACCTGGCACGAACATTGCACCGGCACCGCGCGCAGTGGTCATCAGGTTGAGCAGATCTTCGGGTGATCCCATGACGTTGCCGGGGAAGCGAGCCAGACCGGACATGATCGAAGAAGCGTTGGCTCCCCGCCCCTGCTGGGCGTACATCTGTCCCGAGAGCACCGACTGCACGTTCATCGACAGCTGTCGGTTGGTTTCCAGGGTCTGAGTGATGTACCGCAACGGGAACATCGCCAAGTCCTTGAGCACGTCACTACCAGCGGCAGCCGATGCGACGCCGAACATCTTGGAAATGCCACCACCGCCCGCCGTGTTCTGCACCGACGACTGGAGGGTCTGGACCTGAGTAGCAGCAGTACTGGCCTGGTTACCGATCTGGTTGAACATCCGCCCGATGTTCTGGCCCAGCTGCTGCTGTTGCCCCGCCAGGCTGCTGAGTGCTGTGGTGAGGCCGCTGACTGCCGAGTTCAGCTGCGTCAGCTGATCAACGGTCTGTTGCAGGCCGGGGATCTGGACGTTGGGGTTGGCGCCGCCGCCACCTCCGCCCCCACCCCCAATGTTGAATCCCCCCCACAAACTAGCCACGCTTCTTGGCCCTCTTCCATTCGATCATTGCCAGCCAGAACCGGCGTTGTCTTCCCGTCATGGCTCGAATCTCCGAGAGCGACCAGCCGGGGTAGGCCTGCGCCAACACCTCGTAGTTGAGGTAGTTCGCCACCTCACTAGAGGCGAAAGAAGTCGAGCCAACCGAAGTTGACCTGCTGCTCCTCCTGGCAGCTGTGACAGGGGAACTTGATGGTCAGGTCGACCGATGGTTGACGATCGATCAGAGCATCGATGACGCCCTGACGATCACGCATCGGCATGTTCTTGGCGAAGCTCGGCGGGTCGACGATCATCGACCCGTTGGCCGTCAGGATGCACGCTGACAACAGCAGTGTGTTCATCTCGGCCATCGTCAGACCGTCCTTGCGGAAGATCTCCATCTGGTCAGCGCCCGTCGCCAGACGCACCTCCAGCCTGTCACCCTTGGTGGTGGTGTACTGGAACGACCGCTCGTCAACGTCGTTGACCACCTTGGGCTTGAAGTCCTCGCTGATCGAGACGCCAAGATCCATGGAGCGGTTGCACGCCGTGCAGGTGACCGGGAACCGGCGCTCGTCACCGTAAGTCACTCTGGCGATGTTGAGGAACAGGACATCCCGCTCCCCGATGAGCAGCTGACGCAGGTATCCCTGCCGCTCGGTCATGCTCAGCCCAGCCAGGTCGATGTCCCCGATGCGGACAGTACCGAGAGCGATGACCGCATCGAAGATCTCTCCCTGCTTCTTGAACCGGGCGAGGTGCTCCTCGTCGTTCCCGTTCAGCTCGCGCACTTCGGCCCGCTTCTGATCGTGGCCGTTGTGGGGCAAGCCCCGCAACAGTTCGACCAGACAGTCGGGAGCGGTGTCGATCATCGGCACCTCGCCAATGATCTCTTCCTTCGCACGCTGCAGGTTCTCTTCGATGTCGGTCATCGCATATCTCGATATCTGTTAGGAGTTGACCAGGACGGTATTTTCCACCTGGTTGAGGGCGTTGTTCAGGTTGCGGGCGCCATCGTTGCCGAAGTACACATCGAACCCTTCGTGATGGACCTGCATCTGGTGGATGAGGATCCCGTTGTTCTGGGCGTCGAGGCCACCGAAGCCGACCGAGCCTGTCCAGCAGTTGTAGAACTGGAAGGCGATCACGGCTCCGTCGTAGTTGCGAGTCGACATCGACGCCGAACCCTTGGTCACCGGGTGACCCATCACCCGCACCGTGAGCGTGTAGCGGTACTGGGTGATCTGCCCGCTGCTGAACTCCAAGGTGCCCGCACCGTGCTGCACGGCGAACATTTTTTTCGCCAGGTCCCACATCTCCGGTCGGTCGAAGAACACGCCCGAGGACATGGTGAGCGGCTGGAAGTTGGTCTGCCCAGGCAGCTTGCGGGGGCTGGTGTTGTACCCGCCCTCTCGGTAGGTCGTCATGTCGGTGTCCATGGCGATGCCCTCGACGGACACAAAGCCCATGTCGCCGAAGACCATGCCATCTCCACCGACAGCGTCGACCAGGAACTTGAAGTTCCTGACCGGATCGGATCGTTCGAATGTAGTTGCCATTGCTGCTCCTAGAAGGCCTGGACTTCGTTGGTGAACTGGGTGCTGGTGATCTGCGTGAGGCGGATGACCACGAACTCGGCGGGGTACTCCAGCGCCACGCCGATCTCCATCCGAACCTCGCCCGAAGCGATGACGTTGATGCTGTTCAACGTTCCGTCGCAGCGGACGTAGTACGCCTGGTTGGGCGAGGAGCCTCGGAGGCCACCGCGCTCCCACAGGGGCCGGAGAATGTTGTCAGCGGTGATCCGCAGCGACGACCACAGTCGTTCGTCGTTGTTCTCGAACACCGCATAGTTCGTGGACCGACGCAACTGCTCCTTGATGTTGATCAGCGTGCGACGGGCGCTGATGTAGTGGTCAGGACCGTAGGACTTGCGGGTGCGAGCACCCATGACGCAGATCCCCGCTCCGACCACAGGTCGGATGACGTTGACATCAGCATGGTTGAGGTCACCCAGTTCAGTGTCGGTGAACTTGGCCTGCACACCCACAGCGTTGGACAACGTGGCGATGACACCGGCTGGTGCTCGGTGAAACCCGATGGTGGCATCGATACGGGCCGTTACACCCAGCACCGCTCCACCGGCCGGAACTGGAATGACAGCACCAATCTGCGTCGGGTGAGGGATCAGAACCCATGGCCCGTACGACGCCACGTAGGACGTGTTGTCGACGGCAAGGTCGTTCTTCATCTCCAGGGCGTAGCTGGACGAACCGTAGGTTGTGGAGTAATCCTTCGGCTGGCAGTAGTCGTTGAAGACCATCACGTCTTCACGGTCAGCGAAGCTGGTCGGTGAGAAGATCCCGCCGACGAGCACTGAACTGCCATCCCTTAGCTCACCGGGCCGATCGCGGAACGACTCGTCAGAGAGGTAGGGAGCGATGTTGATGATCAGTGGTCCCTCCACGCCGCCAAGCTGGATCGCTGACGTTGAGAGATCTGCGGACTGAGGCCAACCTGGGTCGTCACCACCGGTAAGGAGAACGGGGTCGAGCTTCTCGGCCACCGTCTCGACATTGAGGTCGAGGTTGGTCACTCGGACGTACCGGGATCCCCCGAGCGAGTCGTTGAGAGCCGAGTCAACACGACGTGTACCTGCCAGTTGACCGCGCACTGAGAGGTTCTGGAACCGCTCCAGCGTCTCGTAGTTGACGCCATCAGATGCCCGCTGAAGCACCTCGATCGAGAAGATCTTCGCATCGGAGGAGTTGACCCCGATCCGGTAAGCGATCTCGTTACCCCAGTCACCAGCACTGACAGCGGTGATCTTGAATGCTGTCTTGGGAGTGACCGGTGTGGTGTCACTGATGCTGGAAGTAGCGATGGACCCTGTACCCGCCCCGGTAGACCTCACGATCCAGGCGAAGCGCCCGCCGTTCTGGAAGAACGAGTAGACGCTGAAGGGCAGATACGACAGGGCCGCTGGAGCCGCTGTCGTCGTCACAGTGCCGGGGTACGGGCCGAACATCCACGTTCCGCTGTTGGCCTTGGCTGTTCCCGAAGCGACACCTGCCGCCCAGGCCGTGCCGTTCCAGTAGAAGGCGTAGGAGCCGATCCAGATGCACTGGGTGCCGGTCCAGGGAGTGCCTGGGACGGCGATGAAGCCCTCTCCGGTGAACCCTGGGGTGGTCGTGGTGATGGTGACGCCTGGTGTCGAGCCGCCAGACAGGGCGTGAGTTGCCGTGATCGGTGAAACGTCGCCGTAGCCGATGAAGGTGAAGGTGGTCGCCGTCGGAAGTGGACCACCAGCCACTGTGATCGTGTTGCCGGGGATCGCCGTGTCGATCGCCGCCTTGATCGCTGCTGAGGTGGCGTTGTAGGCAGTGGGAGCAAGGGCCACACCATTCACTGTGAAGGTGATAGTGCCGCCGGTCGGAGTACCGGTGGTGACAACGGACTGAACCTCGTTGACCGAGAGCAGCTTGGCGGCGTTGGGCGCATCGCTGGCAGTGATGTTCTCGTCGGCGGCGAACATCTGCCCAGGGGCGGCAGCGGTCCGGTTGGTCGAGAGCGTCGGGAGTCGGTAGTGCGTCGTGGAGTTGTCGGCCAGACGTAGGAACTCACCAGGAGTGTTGAAGTTGGGCGGGCCAACGTACGAGCCATTGCCCATCGTCAGATGGTTCTGCATGGCGACGAGGTTGGCCGGGGGCGTGGCTGGTGACGGGAAGACGCTCTGGGAGAGGTCGAGCGGGTCAGCCCCAGCGGGTGCTGGGACGGGATCGAACCCCCCATAGATCGTGTAGTAGTCGCTCCACGATTCGACGAGGACCGGGGTGTTGGCCGGTCCCTTGACGGCGAGTCCGACGAACGCAGCCACCGTGCTGGTGCCTGCGACATCGGATGGATTCAGGAGGAGAGACTCCTCCAAGTACACGCCTGGACGGCGGTAGGTGCTGGGCATTTCGGATCGCTCCTCTGTTGTGACATTGCGGACAACAGGTGCGACGGCATGTAGTACGAGTCAGATGACTGTTACGGCGTTTCAGGTGGTCGTTCGTTGGTGATGTGGAATAGTTCTCCTCCTTCCTCTCGCTCTTCTTGGGTGAAGTCGTTGAGGGGGTCAGGTTGGTTGTTGAGGAAGGTGTCGTAGTAGGAGTCGAACTGCTCCCGATTGACCCCGATGATGAGCGACCGCAGAACCTTGTAGACCAGGCCGTCATCCTCGGTGAGGCGGGTCTGGGGAATCTCAGCCTGCATCGACACAGTCCACGCCTTGCGGAAGATCCGCTTGGTGCCCGACTCCGTCGTCTCTGTCGTGTTGTTCGACACCATGTCGAGGTTCTCGGTACGACGCCAGGTGTCGTCAGCGGCACATCGGATGTGGAACGGGCGCACCGGGAACAGGTCGGTCATGAAGATCGACGTGAGATAGCGGTCGTGCAGATTGGACCGGGCGAAGGTGGTCACCTGGAAGACCAGCCGGAACGGGAGGTAGTCCAGTACCTGCCACTCGGTATTGCCGAACGGGGGCAGGGGCAGGGCCGGTGAGAAGCTCGGCCGGTACAACGTCCTGGTCGGGTCGTGCTGGTCCTTCAGCGGGAGGTAGTAGGTGCTGTGGAACAGGTCGAACGCTGGCTCCACCGAGAGCAGATCGATGATGATGAAGGGGTACTTCAGCTGCCGCTCACCCTCGGGGAAGCGGAACCACACCGGCACCTTGACCGGCCGAGCAGTCGGGTTGGCGGGCACCGGGGGAACTGTGATCCCCGTGAGATGATCCTTGAGCGCAAGCTCCTCGGCCAAGATGAAGCCGCGGTGGTTGTCGAGATCCGGCTCTGCCAGCAGCGGATAGATGGGGGTCGAGGCCATCAGTGGATGTTCCGCTCGTAGAAGCCCGCCATGTGCTGATCAGCAACCTGCTGACCGGCCTGCACCTCAGCCGTGGCAGTACGGAACAGGGGTGAGGGGGGAGTCGTCTCGTCGCCGTACTCCAGCAACATCACCTCGGAGACAAGCTCCTGATTGTTGACGCCGATGACCAACATGCCGTCCTGTGACCACACCTGGATGTCATCGGCAAGGTGCGCCCAGTCACCCATCTCGCGGGCACGGTCACGTACCCGGTCACGGATCACGAACGTCGCCTTCTGCTGCGCCAGGGTGGCCTCTTCTGTCAACCGTTGGGCATACCGCGCTATATCAGCGGCAAGGCCGCTGAGGTTGATGTCGGCCACGGGTTCTCCCGGTGCAGCTAGGCGATGAGGTCGGGAGCCGCTCAGCCCCTGACGCTGGCGACGTTACTACGCCGCTTCCTCCAGAGCCGTGACTCTCTCCGTCAACTCCTGAAGAGCAGCGGTGAGCAAGGGGACGATCGGGTCCATCTCCAACTGCTGCATCTTGGGGGCACCGACTTGGACGCCCACCATCTTGGCTTCCGCCTCGTCGGTGTAGACCTCGTCCTTGGTGCCCCTCACGGCGTTGGGGATGACGTCTTGCACCTCATGGGCGAGGAATCCGTCGAACTCACTGCCGCCCTGCTTCCACCGCAGGTGCCTGGGCCGGAGCTGCATCACCCGTTCGAGCGGATCGTCAACCGGGCCAAGGTCGTCCTTCATCCGGTAGTCAGAAGCGGCGGTGTAGGTCATGTTGTTGATGTGGATGCCGTCGGGGCTTACCCGACGAGTGATCCGGCCCATCTCCGAAGCGTTGTGCTCCAAGAACTGGATGAAATACGAAGCGTTAGCGTTGGCTGAGTTCATCTGGCGCAAGTAGAGGCTGGAGATTCCAGCGTCGAATGTCGTGACGTTGATCGGCCCGTTGGGTGAGATCTCGCAGCCCTTATAACTAGACCCCGAAGTTGTCTTACCTACCATGAACTGAGCGCCGTTCCCCGGCCCGCCAAACCTCATGTACTCGGCACCATTGATGCTGAAGTAGATACCTGTGGACGTATTGAAATTTATCCACGAAGTAGCCCCGAGATAGAGCCTATTATTGGCTCCCAGGTAAAGACTATTTGTGTCTGCGTTCAACTGAATGTCGTCATTGGGATCGACACCTACCCATCCCCTTCTGGACATACCAGAGTTATAGAAGGACATATGGGCGTAGTCAGTAGCAACGTGCTTGGAAAGAGCGATCTGTTCAGAGTTACCGTTGTTGTCGAACGTGAGCTTTCCGTTCATAACGGTGTTGCTTATCCTCGAAAGGAATGCGTTGTCGGCCCAGTCTCTACGAACAACGGAACCAACCGCCGAACCCTGTCCCCCCGACATCACGAAGTTCTGAGCAGTGATGATGCCCGTCACTGTTGAGTTGCCCGACAAGGACACCCGAGTACCAGCAGATGTGGCGATGGCACCGTCCACGTAGTCCTTGCGGGTGGCAGCGTTGGCCGTCGAGTCCTGCTCCGCTGTGCTGATGAACCGAGTTCCCTGAACGGTGCCAGCCGCCGTGATGGTGTTGCCAAAGGTGGCGGCTCCTCCCACTCTGGCGGTCCCGGTAAGAACGTTCAGAACATACGGAACTGCTGCAGTGGTCGGACCATTGAGCGTCAGCTGGGAAGCAAGGATGGGAGAATCAGCTACCAGATCCGTCGGTGTAGTGGTCAGTCGTGCCGTCCGGTTGGCCCCACCAGCTGTGGTGTAGATGACCAAAGTGTCAGCCTCGATGCGGCTGCCTCTGAAGTCGACCTCAGAAGTGATCAGGTTGGGACCGCTGGAGAAGAGCAGTCCAGCGCCGCCAGCACTGGGGTGGGTGAGGCGCGCCTGGGTACCTGAGGTGACCAGGTTCAGGTTCTCCGACGACAGCACCTGGATCCACTTGGTGGTCCACATGTTGAGACGAGCGTTGTCGACCGTGTAGATGACCTGACCAACCTCGCCAGAAGAAGGCTTCCCGGCGTCCGTTGCATATCGCAATATGGAACGGGTCTGGAGAAAGTCACCGTCGAGCTTGCGCCAGTTGTCGCTCCAGTCGGTCCAGACCGCTGGCCCGTAGGCAGGCAGAGTTGCCATGATTACTCCTAGATCTTCATGAAGTCGAGTAGGTGCGGTAGCGAGCCTTCCACGACACGTTCATGTTGGCACCGATGACGTTGATCGAAACGACATTGCCGCTCGCGCTGACGGTCACGTCCCAGGCCGCAATATCCTCATCGGTGTTGGCGAAGGAGAGGTTGCCGATGATCACAGCGTTTCCGGCGACGTTCTTGTAGGTGCAGAAGGCGACGTAGCTCCCGCCGTCATCGGCGTTACCTGCCGTTCCACCGGTACGACGGCCGACGACCTGCATGTCGATCATCACTGTGGTCGAAGCCGGGATGGTGATGGTGGCGATCGACTTGGGTGTGGCGTTGGTCGTCGTCGTGGTGACTTCAATCCACGGCGTGGCGACGTCACCTTGTGGACCTTGCGGTCCTTGGACGCCCTGCTGACCTGTGGGTCCTGTCGCTCCTTGAACACCTTGAACACCTTGTGGTCCTGCTGGCCCTATAGGCCCCGCAGGTCCTATCTCACCTTGTGACCCCGCTACCCCTTGGGAACCTGCTGGCCCCATCGGGCCGGGAGGCCCAGCCTCACCGTGGATCGGTGTGGTCATGATGGTTTGGGTGTTGCCGCCAGGAGTGAACGGCAGCGGTCCTGTGCCGACGTAGGTGACGTAGAGGACCGCCCAGTCGATCGGCGTCTCCTTCATGTCGGGCGGCGCTGTCAACTCGTAGTGGTTCCAGGTGCTGATCTGTCCCGCCTCGTAGAGGAAGATCGAGTCGCCCGTCTCCATCTCGTTGAGGGTGACCATCGCCTGGCCGTTCTTGTCGTACACCGACGTGTAGATCTCGGTGAACTGGGTGGCGTTGAGGCTGTTGGCCTTGATATAGCCGTGAGCCGGGTTGGTGGCGGTGACGCTCGTCTTCCACTCCAGCGGGAACGCTCCGGTCGAGGCCCCGGCTGCGCCAGTCTCACCCTGGGAACCTTGTGGACCGATCTCACCTTGGGGTCCTGCTGGTCCTTCTGCGCCTTGAGCACCTTCAGGCCCCCGCTCACCCTGTGGTCCTTGCGGACCCATTTCACCCTGAGGCCCTGCGGGTCCTTCGACCCCCTGGACACCTTCGGGACCCATGGGACCTGCGGGTGGTCGGCTGACGCTCGCCTGACTGATACCCGCCGCCGACAGGCCTGTCGGCCCCGAGACAAGCGGATCGGCTGCCAACTGCACGCTGGAGAGCGGCAGGACGAAGTGATCGACCATGTTGACGGGATCGCCACCCACCACGGCCAAGGCGTACTGAGATACCTCACCAGATTGTTGAAGGACGAGCACGGTGCCTGGGACCACCGACGTCAGCGCCAGAAGCGCATCGGCTCCTGTTCCTGTCACGGTGGAAATCTTGAGGGCAGTAGCAGCGGCCTGATCAAGGGAGTCGAAGCAGACCGTCCCCAGAGGAAACCCCGTCACGACAAGAGGTTGTGGAGTCGCCTCAGCCAAGAAGTCGAACGACATGACCGCCCCGTTGGGCTGGGCCTCTACCGTGGACACCCGTTCAACAACAGCTTCCAGGTAGGCGTTGAGGTCTTCGCCCCACAGGGGCTGTCCGATCTCGGGAAGAGTGGGAGTGTCGGTCATGGCTTCCTGCTCAGGTGGGAGCGGCGATCTCGATCGTCCACAACGGGATGTTGACGGTGCCTGCTGCGGTCAGCGACTGGAGAGCGCAGGTGGTGACGTAGTGCATCACCGAGGCGTTGTTGTGTAGAGCGAGGTGGGTGGCGTTGCCGGTGACGTTGATCGGAATGGCGTTCTTGGCTGCCACCGTCAGCTTGCGACCTTGGCCCGTACCGGCGCCGACAGTGAAGTCACCGGATGCGGTCGTCACCTCGGCAAGCTTGTACGTGGCGATCTCGCCGTATGTCACCGGCTCCTGGGAACACACCGTCATGCGGATCGCCCCGGTCTTGATCACGTTGAGCGCCGCATCTAGGACGGTGCTGTCAACTCGTTTGGCCATTAGCTATCTCCTTCAGTCAGTTAGGTCAGGGTCACCGGGGTGTAGCCCCACGACTGCCAGGTTCGTGTGGTGCTGCCGTCGAAGTCGCCGCCGACACCGCAGTACGGTCCAGCACCTCGCCAGTCGATCCAGTTGTTGCGTGCCCGGTAGACCTTGACCCCGTCGAGGACGACGTATGCGGTATCACCAGCGTGATACAGGCCAACCTTGTGGAGTCCAGGGTTGCCCCACCCGACCGGGTTGGGGGCGATGCGTTCGGAAGGGCTACCGGGCGGCGAGTATCCGGGCATCCCCACCCACGGGGATTCGGGCGGCCCCCATCCGACCCCCCAGGGATAGCCGAGGTTGACCTCGTTCCAGTTCATCGTGCAGCGAAGGCCACCAAAGCCCTTGATGTCGGCGTTGACGTACAGCATCCAGTACGAGATGCCATCGGCAACCTCGGCGGCGTTGACGGTCACCTCGAAGTAGCAGTTCTGCCAGGTGTTACTGGCGGTGGGCTTGAGGTGGACCATGGTGTAGCCAGCGCCCACGACGCTGAGGACACCACCGGTGACGGTCTTCGAGATCGAGGAGCCGGTGCCGAATATGCCTTGCGAGGGGATCAGGTTGGCGTTCACCCACGGCTGCGCTGTCGGTGCGGCGAACGTGCCGTTAGTGCCGTCGCCACCGTTGGCGGTGCCGAACTGCGGAACAATCACGGGCCACCCTTTGGCCTCCAGCGACTCCCGTGCCGCTTGACCAACGGCAGTCGGTGGTGGCCCATTGCCAAAGTCGAACCCACCGTTGCCTGGGGGAAAGGCGCCGACGAGGCTGTTGATGGAGATCAGGTTGTTCTCCACGGTCGCCGCGGTCAGCGGGTTGTTCTGCATCTGGACGCTCTCGATGAGCGGCGAGATGATCGGGTCCATGTCGGTGATCCCGGTGCCGTAGACCCAGTACTCGAAGATCACCGGCAGTTGGCTGCACGGCAGGTGGGCTGCGACCTCCTGGTCGCGTACGCAGTAGTGGTAGAGCTGCGTCATCGGGCCGTCACAGAAGAACGTGACCGGACCTCCGGTATTGGTGGCGCAGCGAAGATCCCGCAGGTTGTTCTTGACCGGCGAGAAGTCGAAGTAGTTGATCTTGCAGCCCTCGACACAGATGCGGATCAGCGACGTGCAGCCGGTCATGACCGCCGTCGTGATCTGCGCCCCGAAGCACTCGATGTGGAGCAGGTTGGACATTCCGGTGAAGTTGAACGCTGTGTTGAGCGGCGTGTTAGCCGCCATGAAGTAGCGCATCCCGGTGAGCAGTTGAGTACCGGCCATGTCGACCACTCGTTGACCGGGCCAGTTGTAGGTTGCGCCGATGTTGTCGCGGCCAGCGTCCTGGTTCATGTCGAACCCGATGTTGAAGTAGTCGACCTGATCCATCGCCGGTAGCCCGCCCTGGGTGACGTACATGCGGATGACACGGTCGGTGGGCACCGTGATCGTCGGCTTGGAGCCGGTGCCGATCGCTACCTCGGACGAGTTCTTCCAGGTGATCGTCGCCGTCGAGCCGCTCTGCAACTGCACCCACGGCTGGAACGTCGTCGCTCCCACCTCCATCGTCAGTTCGACCGCTCCTTCTGGTAGCAGTCGTGGGTTGGACGATGTCATAACGTGAGTGGCGTTGGCCGGGAAGAGATCGGCAATCAGTGACAGTGCTGCTGTCAACGTTGGCGTATCAGATGTCATCGTCATGATGCTGTTGATCGGGCCGAGCGTTCCGACCGGTGGTGTCGTCGTCAGTACCGGAGAGTCCGAGAGAAGCGGATCAAGTGCGTTGTTGGGCGACAACGTGACGGGTGGTGGCGGCTCACCGCCACCTATTGAGATAGCAGCGATCTGTGCATCGGTGTACGCGTACGCCGTGGCGAGAGTGACAGAGGACGTGCTGTTGGTGTACGCTTTGGAGTTCGCCAGGATGGCGGCATCCTGCGTGGAGACCGTGGTCTCCAGCCAGTTCAGATAGGCGTTGAGATCCTGACCCCAGGGGTCTTGGCCGATCGTGGGGGGCGTGTCACTCATGCCATACCTCCATATGGACCTGAGCCGTATGGACCCATGCCGTAGCTGTGCATCGTCAGCGGAGGAACCAGCGACTCAATAATCCCGCCGACACCGCCAGGGACGTAGTCGAGAAGCATGTCGTCTTCAAGGAACGTCTCGATCCCGGCGATGCCGATGATGGTGTCCTGGCCCTGGAACCGGCCACGGATCTGGAAGCCGCCCACTTCCCAGAACCTGCCGTTGTAGTAGAAGAGGTCGTGCATCCGGTCACGTCGCCAGATCTCTGACGATGACTCGTCGTTGAGCGTGTTGCCGTGGGCCTCGGTGACAGAGATGCCCGCCTCGTACATGTCGCGCGACGACACGGCGCAGCGCATGCGCTCGGTGGGCCGACGACCCTCGGGGCTGTAATCCTCCACTGCCTCAGACTGGTCGACCCACAGGATCGGGATGCGGATACCCCTGTGGTAACGACGGAAGCCCTCGTCGTAGACGTTGTCGTACTGACTGGTGTCGGCGTCGAAGCGGTAGTAGATGATGCCTTCACCGACCGTGGTCTGGTAGCGGTCAAAATGTTTGTGTATCTGGGCGACCTCGCGACGAGCTTCCATCACGTCACCGTGAAGTTCATCGTGTTGGAGATCTTCTCCCCCGGCTTGACCACGCCGATGGGGATCGTCCCCGCCCCTCCACCGTCAGTGGTGGTGTTGAAGCTGGTGCAACGCAACTGGGTGGCGCTGTCGTAGGTGGTGGCGACCGGGCTGTAGGCGGCGTAGATCACCGTGGCAGCGGTGAAGCCGGTGCCGGTCACGGTCAGGGTGATCTGTGACCCTCGGAGGAAGGTGGTCGGACCGAGAACCGTGACGGTTGCCGTTGAGTTCGCTCCAGTGCTGACACCTGGATCGGTTGCCTGACCAGAACGCCACCCGTGGCCTACGAAGCTCATCGCCCGCTCGTTCCCAGCCAGCGCCAGTCGATGTCCTGGCCCATCCGGCCGATCTCCTCGGTGGAATAGCCCGCTGGCAAGTGAGTTATTCCTGCACGCTTACGGGCGTACTCCCGCTTGCGCCAGGCCCTGTCGGTGTACGGGTTCGGCTCGGGCACGTAGGTGTACCAGAAGGTCCAGCGGTTGTGAGGGCGATCCCAACGGATGTAATCGCCGTACTTGGGAGGTTGCCGCTGCCTCATGTCAGACCAGCGGGGTAGAGAGTCTCGACCACCTCGACCTCGATGTCAGCGGACGGCTGCACACCCTCGGGGATCGGCGGGTACAGCCGCTCGGGCGGGTCTGGATCATCGAACTCGCGGCTCTTGTAGACCGGGACGTAGCGGCCGGTCATGTAGGCCACCCGCCGCAGCTGGAACACCTGGAGAGCGCCGAGGCCCATGTTGAGCATCGCCGCCTTGTCGGAGTACTCACTCTCCCAGTACTGCAGCATCTGGAGCACCTGGGTGAAGCGCTGGCGAGCCGGGATGAACATACCTTCAGGTGTTGATACATCGATATCGAGCGAAAGCTCCATCGCCAGCGACCACAGGGCGTGGACAACGCCTCCGAGCATCACAACGTCGTAGTGGACCGGCGTGAAGGTGGCGACATCGGCCCCGTACGTCAACTCGTTGACCGACTTCCTGACGTGGAACGCCAGGTCGCTGTCGGTGAACCAGGTGTAGTAGTAGCCAGCAACCACAGCCGATTTGCCCAGGTCAGCGGTGTTGGTCAGCTTGATCAGGCCCGACCGCTCATCGAGCGACCAATCAGTCGTCAGTGCTGAGGTGGCGGCGATGGGGGGAGGCCCTGGGGCCGCAGCCGTGTTCACGTAGACCTGGAGCGACTGCGATGACACCAGTGGGTGGGGCAGCCGGACGGTGAGGGTGTTGAGGACGCCGGTATCCACCTCGAAGTACTGGGGAAAGTCACGCAGGAAGGTGCGTGCCCCAGCTGTCAGATCATCCAGGGTGGTGGTCATTTCGATACCTCCATATCCAGCGTAGATGATCGCCTCACGGCCAGACCTGGACTGCTCCGCAGTAGACCCTGTCCACCGCCTCGCTACCGAGGTACAGGGCATCTGCGTCGTTGAGCACAGTGATCAGAGTCGAACCCATCTTGTCGGTCCTACCGATCGTCGCCAGGATGTTGACCGTGAGGAAAGCGACGAGGCCCAACTGAGCGGTGAGACTGACCGAAGCTGCCACCGGGACAGGGAGGGCCAGACTCTTGAAGTCGGCCTGGTCGGTGGAAGTGACCGACGCAACGGCGTTCACCTTCAGAGATTCCCCGACCCGAGCTACCTGGTCGAAACCGGTGATCTCCGAGAGGATGGGGATCGAGAGGGTCAGGCTCTTGAAGTCGGCCTGACTGACTTCCGTCATCGTGGCGACAACGGGGAGACTCGCAGGCTCCCTGAGCTTGAGCAGACCGATGGTCGTCACCGTTGCGGCAACCGGAACCGAGAGGCCCAAGTTGAAGAAGCGCTTGGAGTCGGTGCCGGTGACAGTGGCAGCGATGGGAACGGACCGGGCGAGATCCTTAAAGTCAGCCTGACTGGTAACCGTCGTCGTTGCCGAGATGAGAACCGGAAGACCGGTGTCCTCGAAGTGACCTGGAGACTGCTGGTTGTCGGAGCAGGTGACGAACACCGTGACCGGCACGCTGAGGATCAAGTCCTTGAGATCAGCCCGATCCGTCGCCGTAGTATCGGCAGCGACGAGAACCGAGCGCCCCGTCTCGTCAAAGTTCCCGACATGCGACAGAAAATCGGTGACTGTCACACCAGCAGTGCCAAGGACCGATCGCCCTGCTTCGTTGTAGTAGGTGCCGTTGGCAACGATCGAAGCGATCGAGCCGGGGATGGCGACTCCAGCATCGAAGATGACGAACTCGTAGACGTCACCCTCGGTCGCTGGTGTTTGTAGCCAGAGCGACCACTCCAGTTCGGTGAAGTCAGCCATCAGGGCGTCCCGTAGTAGGAGCGGGACCAGTTCAACAGGTCGATGTGTTCTTGGCCAGTCAACGCCCCCGGCTTGAACCCGACGAAGGCGACGTTCATCGCTGCGTAGAACGCCGCGAACGTCGCCCAGGCGGCGATTCTCCACCGGCTGACATTGACGGTACCGGGGAACGACGGACTGTAGATGTGTGCGCCGTCGAGATAGAAGTCGTTGTCCGAAGTGCCGCCGAAGCGGAGGTAGAACAGGTGCTTGGACGTGTCGGCAGCAAGAGGGCTGTCCCTGAACTGAAAGCCGGACTCAGCCGCCCACCGACCAGTGGTCCCCACTCCGAACGATGGCTCACCGGGAGTCGCTCCCCCGCCGAACATGGCATTGTTTCCGGGGATGGGGAGAACAGTCGCCTGCGCCACGAACACCCAGGAGGAAGTCGCCACGTTGGTGAACGAGGCTGTCTGCATGTAGTCATCGAGGCCGTCGAACTGGATGGCGGGCCGGTTGTTCAACGTGGCAGCCGACGCCCGGTAGATGGGGTTACCGAACACTTGGCTCATGTGGCGGGCGTTACCTGACCCGTCGCGCCAACCGGTGCCGTTCGGCACTGCTGCCCCGTCAGCGGGCGGCGTCCACGACGGATCAGACGCCCAATGGGCGGAGTGCCACGACGTGACGGCGAACGGGTCGGTGGGTGCCGCCCCGCCGATCACGACGGCGTCGGTGCCGTTCTCATCGTCCCAGATGCGCCCCGTCGAGAACGTGCCGGTAGCGATCTGAGCAGTGGTCAGTCCGCCACTGACCGGAATGTTCGGTGACGCCGAGACACAGACAGGACTGCCCCCACCCACACCAACAGGGACAGGGAGCCATGTCGTGTCGCCCTGTTTGCGGTAATGAATGATCGGGGTGATCGATGTCGGGACCGTCTTCGCCTCGATAACACTGCGTAACCGGAAGTTGGTGTTGACGTTCACCGCCGTGTTGACATTAAGGGCTGCCTTCCACGTCGCTGTTGTCTCATTGCCGTTGTCGTTACGCCACCGAAACCCTTCCTGTGTCCTGTTGACCACAAGAGCGTCGGTTCTCGTCACCGTCGCAGTGATTGTGATACTGCGGCCAGTCTCGTCAAAGCTCCCGAGATGCGTGAACGTCTGCGTGGGCGCTGTAAACGTGGCGGCGATGGGGACAGAGAGTGCTGGCTCCTTCCAGTCGGCCTGACTGGTAGCGGTCGTCGTCGCAACAACGACAACGGCAAGGCCGAGGTCATCGAAGTGACCGCCGTGAGTCAACGAATCATTCGCTACGACCGCTGTGACAACATCGATCGACCGAACCAGTTCTTTCCAGTCGGCCTGATCAACCGTTGCGACAGCACCGACAGCCGAAACCGATAGCGCAACCTCGAAACGCTTGTGAAGGTCCAGCGGCTGAGTGACCGTGCCAACAACCGGCACGGACAGACCAACGTTGCTCTTCCAGTCGGCCTGATCAGTGATTGTCGTAGTGGCAACAACCGGTATTGACAGGTCGGTATTACTCTTGTAGTCGACTTGATCGATCTCGGTGACGGTCGCTGTGATACCAACCGATAGACCAGTGTTGCTCTTGAAGTCGACCTGATCCGTGAGAGTCGTGGTAGCAACAACAGGCACCTGCAGACCGACGTTGCTCTTCCAGTCAGCTTGGTCAGTCGAAGTGACTGAGGCCGCAATTGTGATACTGAGGTCAGTCTCGTCGTAAGCGGTACCACCGGCAGCGGGTACGACGGTCAGTTGCGGCGTGACGGCGTAGGTGAGCGGCGTCGCCCCGTCATAGACACGGAACTCGTAGACGTCCGAGGCAGTGGCCGGGGCCTGGACGCCGATGTTCCATTCAACTTCGGTGTAGGCGACGGGGGGATCGGTTGAGGGGAACTCAGCAGTCCCGCTGGCGATCGCAGCAACCTGCGCTGCCGTGAGGGTGACGGTGTCCCACCACCGAACATCATCGACGGTGTATGGAGAGCCACCGAGTCCACCGAGGGCGGGGTCGTAGCCGATGTTGAATCCGAGGCCATCCATGGCGGCGAGGTTGAGGGCGCCCGTCAGGCTGGCGTTCTCCCACATCTGCACGCCGTCCTGGAAGAGGCGCATCACATCGCCGTCGTACGTGATAGCGACGTGATGAGTCCCTGCGGAAAGAGAGGCATCGTCGGTGTAGTTGAGGACGAGGTTGCCACTGATGTCCCGGATGGCGCACTGGATAGTGCCGCCATTGATATTCATGCGGTGCCCGGAGGTATCAGGAGCAAGGGCGAGGGTCCATAGCTGGCCCGCAGACGAACCATCTGTGGTGAACCACATCGAGATGGTCGAGTTGACGACTGGGCTGGTCGTCGGCACGTAGTTGAGCCGGTCGGTCGACGTGGAGATCAAGAGCTTGCCACCAGAGTGCAGGTCGAACGGTGAGCCGCCTCTGGTGAGCGCTCCGTCATTACCGTTACCAGTGGCGTCGATTGCCGTCGTGCCCGACCCGGCGAAGTCGTAGTGGAGGGTGGGAGTTGGAACGGCGACCATCAGATCGTCACCACGTCGGTGCCGTTCTCGTCATCCCATATCCGACCGGGCGAGAAGCTGGCCCCCACGAAAGTCAATGAGTCGACTGTCGCTGTGCGAGTCGTCCCCGCTCCACCGCAAGCGAGCGTTATGGTCGTGTGCCCCGACGCATAGGTTGCATCAGTCGCTTCGAGATCCCAGGTGCCAGGACTCGGGTCTGCGCCCGTCCCACTCCAATACTTCGCCTTGATGTCGCTTCCAACGGCATAGATCCGGTAGGACAACGGACCAGCCGACGCCGACACTGTCGTGGTGTCGAGTTGAGTTCGTGCCGCAACCCCGTCGTAGCGGAACAGGCCGAGATCGGTTCCGCCGACAGCGCGCTCCACCGAATACCCGGTGAAGGGCTGAGACGGCGTTGTCTCCCCGCCCCAGGTGGCAGCGGTCCGAAGGCCGAGCGAGAAATACGCTTCGTTCGTTGAGTCGAACGTGACCGTCCCGGTGATGTCTGTGGCACCCCACGAACCCTCGGAACGGACGGCGACCCCTTGGTACGGGCCACCACCGGCCTGGATTCGGCCAGCGTTCGATTGAATGTCGAACCCGCCGCTCGTTTCGATGACGATGTCGGCGGTGTCCCAAATCGTCGCGTTCCAGGCTGCACCATTGGTGCCAGTGAATGAGTCAATCGTGACGGGTGGGATGAGTTGTGCGGTGGTGGGTTCGCCGCCTGCGGTGATGTTCGTGGAGGTCTTGATGTAGACCGGATTGGGGATGCTTATCGAAGGACCAGTCGAGAACGCCAATGTCCCGTCTGCCGTCAAGTGTCGGGCATTGATAGAGATGTCGTTGTAGTTCGACTGCAACGGATAGTCGGCCCACAGGTTCGTCGTTCGCACCGCAGTGGCAGCGGTTCGCTCAGCGTCGATCTCAGACTGCGACAGTGCCGCCGACCACACCCGGCAGTAAGCGATACGACCGTTCAGCCACTCGGCGAACGTTGGGTTGTCGTTGCCGATGTAGAACGTCCACGCACTGTTCGCCGATGTCGCCGAACCTGCTAGGGCGTATTGAGTGGTCGCCGCCGACGTGGTTCCGATGTACAGGTAGTCGGTGCCTGAGGGGTTGTAGACGGTTGCCACGTAGTACCAAGTGGCTGCTGCAGTTACCTCGTACCTGTTGGCACCACTGCTACCTGTCGAGAATCCAATCGATGTCCCTCCGGTGTCGGTAATCGCTTGATGCCAACCCGACCCGCCGTCGTCGAATCCGAACAGCAGTGAATACGAGTTTCGGTCGACGTCAATGTATGCCCAGCCAGCCATCGTGACGGCTCCGGTCCCGATGTCGGTCGCGGCACGCGACAGGCGGTCGCCAACCGCATCGAAGCGGACAGATTGAGGTGCAGCCCCGACCGGGACGGGCAGCCACGTCGAGTCCGACGTCTTCTTGTAGTACAGCGTCGGCGTCACCGTCACGTCGCCGGTCGCGTCGAGCAGCACCCGCAGCCGAGCGCCCGCAGCAAGGGCGGTCGACGCGTTCGTGTCCTGAGCGGCCTTCCACGTTGCCCCGTCTTCGTCCCCGTCGTCGTTACGCCAACGGAACCCTTCCTGAGCAACGAGGACTGGTGCCGCCGCCGCTACAGCTACCGCTTCGGGGATGTGTGGACGGACCGGGAAGCCGCGTCCCAGGATCGCCACGGGGACCTACCTAGCTCGTCCTGCCCAGGGTCACTGTCATTCTTCCCACATGATCCAGCACAGGGCGTTCACGGCGGCTGCCGCAGTCACCCTGATGCGGACGATCGTGGAGATCGGGATGTACGGCTCCTGGCCGAGCGGGAACTGGTAAACGTACGCCCCGGTGGGCTGCACGAAGCAGGTGTCGTACATCTTGACGGCGGTGATCGTGCCCTCGGCCGTCGCCGTGTACCCGGTGCCGGTCGCACTCAGCGAGAGTTGCGACGCCAACCCTTCGGCCGCTCCGCTTTGGGGGATCACACCGGTTGCGGCGTGAGCGGTGACCGTCGCCGCAATCGAACCGGTCGAGCACAGTTCCCACTGAGGACCGGCCGCTGCAGCGGCACCGTTGCACGACACGCCCCAGGCGATGATCTTGATGCGCTGCGTCGTCGGGACTTGGAGTTGCAGCATCGTCTTGATTGCTGTCCCGGTCGTCACCGATGCCTGGGCGGCGGTTGTGGGCATCGGGCCGTTGTACGCCTTGTACTGCCTCATTGTTCGATCACACTACTTTCACCACCGGGAGGCCCGATGGATGGCGGATTGGGAGATGACAGAAGGTCTGGCGGCGACGAATGCTGGCCCTCCGCCGCCCGCTGCCCGCAGAGCGACCAGAACGGCCGCCCACGGGGAAGCCTCGGCCATCGTGGCGGTGAAGTTCCCGGTTGCCCCAGCGGAAGCGACGACCTCGTCATACCCGTACGTGTACGTCGAGCCGTTGACGCCGGATCGCAGGTTGTCGATCGTCATTGACGAAAGTGTCACATGGCCGGTGCTCAGTATGCCGCCCACGACCATCGTGTTAGCCGCCGTCGTGGTCAACCCGGTCCATGTGATCGTCCCAGGTCCCGCCGAGGTGCCGGAGTTGATCGTGTGGGTGGCGATCGGGGAGGCCGTGTCCACCCCCCGGTAGGTCACGGCGAAAGCGGAGAGTTGGTCGTCAACGGTGGACGTCCACGACGAGCCAGGTGGCGATGCGCCGCGGATCAGCGAGTAGAGGTAGTACCCCCAGGTGCCTGTTTCGTTCTTGAAGACTTGCGTGTAACCGGCCGGTGCAGTGATCGTTCTTGACGCCCCTGTCACCTGCATCCCGAAGACGAGGATGAGGTCGTTCAGCGCCGTGCCGGTCGGCTCAGCCAACGTCCAGCCCGCCGTGTTCGCATCGATGCGGTTCTGAGCAATGAAGGAAACGGACGCACCTGCGGGTCGCAGAGCCAAGGCGATATGGCAGACCATCTCACTGTCGGCTGCGTACGTCGGCATCGATTGAGCGCCAGCAGTGGCTCGCACGATGCGGCCGGTAGCGAGTGCTCCACGGTCACCGATGCCGGTCGTCGTCAAGATGTTGGTGAAACTGTTGGCGACATAACCAGAACCGGTCGGGCTTTGGCTGTAACGGGGGTTGTCAAACAGCGACAGGACGTGAGCGTCGGCAGTGACGGTGGTGATGCCGGTCGGTTGCCAGATGGATGGTGATCCCGTCGAGGTGGCTGCTGACGTGACCGGCGTGGCGTCCATCGGAGTCGTCGCATCGACACCGGAGAACACGATCGTGTACGCCTCGACGTACGACGTGGAGATGCCCGTGAACGCAGTGAGGGTGTCACCGCCTGCGAGGATTCGACCGAACACTGACTGGTCGCCTGCTGCGCCGTCCCAGCCGATGATGTCGTTGTTGCGGGCGAGCAGCGTCCACCCTGACGGTGTCGCCATATCATCGGCTGTGGTCCCAGAGAACGGGCCGTTGGCGACGACAATGATGGCGTAGTGACCGGCTGTCGGTGTGTAGGCGGAGGGCCACGTTGGCGTTGCCGTGCCAGCGACCCCTGTCGCCGGAGTCGAGATGCCGATGTAAGCGATCGCCATCAGGCCCCCCCTTCCGAGAGTCCCGGTGCTAGTTCAGACCGACAGCGATGGACACGTCGAGGGTGTCGGTGGCGACGAGCGTGCGGGTGGCCGAAAGCCCAACCCAGGCGATGAGCATTCCCGAGGTGCCGGTCGCAGCGTCGGACAAGACGAGCGACACCGCTGCGGTCCAGGTGCCTCCAGCAGTGAACGTCCTCGTCTGCGAGGTCGTCGTCTGCGACGAGCCGACGTTCGCTGGAGCGCCGAAGTGGGTGTCACCGACCGTCCATGCACACTGCGAAGTTGGTGCGTACCCGGTACCGGTGACCTCGGTGGCACCTCCAGTGGAGGCCAGCGTGGACGTGTCGGTGAACGTCCCTGCGCCGTACAGCCGCCCGTAGAGCGTGGTCTTCTTGGCCAGCGCTCGGAAGTAGGTGTTGAGCAGTTCGTCCTCGCCCTGGTTGGTGAGGTCGTTGTGCGACCAGATCCGGTCGTTGAGCGCCTCTTGGTAGTCGGGTGAGTTGACCGGAATCAGCAACTCCCCGATCCCGTTGCCCCAGATGAGGCAGCGCTCGCCGTCGACAGTGCGGTGGTGAGCGAATTGGTAGGAGGTTGCCCTCATGATGTGTATCTCCTTATCAACCTATTATGACGTACAACGTGTTGCTGTCTTTGTCTTCCGCAGGAAGAGCGTCGAACTGGGCCTGGGTCATCCGATCCCATTGAGCGTCATCACCGGGAGGACCGGGATCGCCCTGAGGTCCAGGTTTGCCTTGGGGCACAGTGATGTTGATCGGCTTGGTCGGTGTCGTGATGACCGGGACGTTGCCTGGAGGAGTGGCAGTGATCACGACGCCCATCAGGGAACCCTCCCGTTGGGACCAACGAAGAAGTTCATCTGGACCAGGGAGCCGGAACCGTCATCGATCTCGGGGAGATCGTCATTGAGGATGTCGGTGGCAGTGACCCTCGGCAGGATCGTGACCATGCCGTAGATCCAGGTGCGAATCTGGTCGGTGGGAGGCCACGGTTCGGGGGCGATCACGTCGGGCGGCTGGGGGAAGCCGGTGGCGTCGAAGGGGGCCTTGGAGTACAGGTCCCAGCGGTACGTACCGACGTAGATGTTCTCGGTGCGGGGCAGGAACAGCGTCACCACAGTGAACCCCGGCGTAGCGCCTACCGGTGGGGTGTACTCGTCCTTGACGGCGAACGTGTTGACCAGGGTCGTGTGGTAGCTGTGGCACACACGGATCTGCGCCGACCACTCCCACTGCGTGCTCATGTCGGGGGTGGTGTCTGCCGGATCCTCAATGGTCAAGGGGACCGTCACGTCGTCGCCCTGGTAGAAGGTCAGGTCGCAACGGGCCGGTTGGTTGACCCAGGTCTGGACATCACTGGCGCCCAGAGCAGCACCAGACCCAGAGACGATGGCTGGATAGAACGGTATGGGTTGATACATCGGTTCTCCTGGCAGTGTCTCGGTGGCCAGCATGGTGATCTCGGACGTGACGGCGATACGGGTCGGAGCGCCCCAGCCGCCTCGGTATGCCACATACTCACTCATCATGCCCTGATGTAGAAATACATCGTGAAGTAGTTGGGGGTGAAGTTGATGGGGGTGGGGTTCTGCTGCCCGTAGGTCGCCTGGACAGCATCATGGTCATGGGTCTGAGGGGTTCCGTCGAACGGGTGGGGGTGGGTACCGCCTGAGATAGTCGGGATACTTCCACTGATGCCACCACCCTGGACGCTGGCGTACCCAGTACCGGTCGGCCAGTGCTTCTTCCCGGCGTAGGGCGGAGTGAGCACCTGAGTCGATGAAGACCCTGCGTCATTCGGGTTCATCGGGACAACCGTTGCCCCCGAGAGAGTGGCGAGGCCGTTGTCGTGGGTGTGAGGCGTCTCGGTGTCCTTGTGCGAGTGATCGGGCAAGATGTGGTTATGGGCACCCGTGGAAGCCTGGATGATCCCAGCAGGGGTCACGGTTGTAGCTGACGGGTTGACCGAGTGGTGGTGCAGGGGGATGTTCTCCTCGGCCAACGTGTAGGTGTTGGTCGTGCGGTTGCCGGGGCCGACCAGCCCGACACCAGTCGCAGAGAAGCTGGGCATGATGAGCCTGCTGGTCAGGTCGGGCAACCTCATTATCCGGTTGGGAGCGATACCCGAAACGTACGGGGACAAGGTCGCCACGTTGAACAACAAGGGGAAGTCGATCTCCAGAACATCCTTGTTCCCGTCCATGGACAGCCAGCCCAGCGGCTCCATCCGCGCCGGAACCTCCAGCGACTGGATCACCGTCCCGACCGGGATCATGTGGCTGAAGGTGGCGACCTCGTCCCACTGCGACTGACCTTGTGGACCGAAGTTGGCGATGTAGACCTTGCCGCTGGTGATGTTCTGGAAGAAGTCACCGGGGTTCTTGTCCGTCGGCAGAGACGTACCACGTCTCAGGTTGCGGGCCTGGACGTCACCGGATGCCGCCATCGAGACGGTTGTGACGGTCTGAGCCGTCAGACCTGTTCGAGCAACGAGGTTGTCCTCGACCAGCAACGTCCTGGCCCCCGACCGGGAGAGCGAAGTGTCATCCCAGACGGTCCTGCCGTCACCCTGGACCCGGTAGTAGTCCTGAAGAGGAGCGCTAGCGCTGGTCCCTGGCCCCTTGAAGTTGCGGATCAGATCGTCATCGGGGCCGATGTTGGACAGCAGGGCTGGAGCGAGGAACTTTCGTTTGTCGATGACGAAGTCGGACAGGCTCAGGCCGCTCTTGCAGTAGACCGCCGCCAGGAGCGTGGCGGCGACAGGAGGGTCGGGGAAGAAGGGGTCGCTGGACTCCTCACCCGGCAGGACGTAGGGGACACCAGCGTCGTTGACGAGGATCAGGTCGAACTTGGACAAGCCGGTGGGGATCGACACCGTCAGGGGAGTGGCCGACACGTAGACGAACTTGCCGTTGACCATCACCGCACCAGGGGCGACGTTGATCTGACTCGATCCCTGACCAGTGACCTGGCAGCCCGAAAGCACGCCCCAGCGGGCGTTGGCGATCGTGGAGAAGTCGATCTTGTCTGGTTCGGAGAGCAGTGGCTCCGTTACCGTCCCGGCGTTGGGGATGAGAAACCCACCGTGGGCCACTGATGGGCGTGCCACCACCTACCTCCTGTCAGATCATGCGATATTGGAAAGCGCCCCGATGCCGTGGAGATAGCGAGCGATGTCGACCGGGAGCCGGTACAGCTTCCCCTCCTCCAGCTTGTACAGGAGGTTGGGGTTGCCGTACGTGAACTCATCGATCGAACGCGCCATGCGGATCTGCACGAAACCGCTCTGGTCAACGGCGCGGGGCGGGGCAACCGGTTCGACCACCACCTCCTTCGGGCCAAAGCCGAGATCAGAGGGGCGAGTGACCTCGTTCTCCTCGTCATCGATTTGGATCTCGGGGATGTCTTGGGGCTTGGTGCGTGCAGCTGGCATGTTGTCTCCCTGGATATGGCGATATGAGATTAGGCGTCCTTCAACGCCTCAAGGTGCGATAGCAGCGTGGTCCTGCCCTTGCCGTCACGTTCGGCAGCGATGAGGTCATCGATCTGCTCGGGGTTGGCCTCGGCGTACTCCACGACCTCGTCCACCGTGTAGTCAGCGGGGTCGTATGGAACAAGGTCTTCCAGGTAGCCGATCAGGGTGGCTCGGGCCTTGCCCGCCTGCTCGGCCTCCAGCAGTCCAGCGATCTCGTCGGGATGATCGTCGGCGTACGCCTTGACCTCATCGACGTTGTGGGCAGCCGGGTCGAAACCGACTCCCAGATCGCTCCCCCCCTCGTCACCATCATCTTCCCCGGCACTCATCAGGCCAGACGTTGGTCCTGCACCCGCCACCGCCGTGATGGTGATCGAGTGAGTTCCCGCTGTCGGGTACTGGTCGGAGGCCGATGTCGCCGTGCCCGTCGTCGCTCCTGCCGTGATGTCAGCGTTGACCAGAGCGAAGGTGACCGTGCTGGCAGCAGCCGTGAGCAGAGTGAACGTCCCGAGGAAGGGAGCGCCGATGGCACCAGTGATGGTGACCCTCTGACCAGGAGCGAACCCGTGCGGAGCCGAGAAGGTGAGAGTGGCAACGTTGCTGGCAATCGCCCTGTTGTTGATGGTGGCCCTGGCCGTGTTGGTGACGGTCAACGTGACCGTCTTGGAGCCAGCGGCGGCGTAGGTGACCGCTGCCGGATCGATCACGGCTTGTGGCGTGGGCGTACCGTCAGTGGGGAACGCCCAGGAGAAGTCCTGTGCCGACCTGGTGGTCGGAGCGTCGAGCTTGAAATCCCAGATCAGCCCGTTGGTGGGGCTGACGACACCGATGATCTCTTCGAACTCGGAAATGGCCTTGGACCCGAACGTGTACGGGCCATGTACGGCGACGATGCTCATGCTGATACCTCCGTATCGACATCGTGGGTGAGGGGTTCGACCCCCTCACCCACTAGATCGGATCGAACTCAGTTCGTGACGATCTTGACGACGGAGGACTCGGTCACGACGCCCCAGCCCCAGATGGCGTACCACGCCAGGGCATGCTCACGGCCGAAGTCGAGGACGCCGCCATCGCGGAGTTCGACCGGCAGCGAGATGGCGTGCCCGAAGGCGTTGTCGCCCAGCATCAGCGCTTCGTACGCCTTGCCGGTTGGTCCCCAAGGCTCGCCCCATCCCGGCGTGCCGATGGCCACCGGGTAGGTGTCGACGGATCCCGGCGGGACGTCGGGAACACCAGCGCCAACGCCGGTCGGAACAGCGATATCGGCATACGGGTCGAGCGTCTCGTCGTAGGTGTTCGGAACACCGCCCGTACCAGCCTGCACCTGGGCGTCGTTGATGCCCAGAGCGTTCGCACGCCATTCGGGGTTGTCCCCAGGAGCCAGCGTGACGGCATTGCCGGGAAGGTTGGGCCACGGGTCGCCACCGGGCGCCATGGTGGCCGAGGACGGGCCGACGATCTGCGTCGTCTCGATGAACACGACGTCATCGATGCGGCCGATTTCCCCGAGCATGAAGTTGCCAGGTGCGGCGTACTTGGTGACCTCGATCCACTCCGGCGTGTCACGCAGGCGGCGCGACTGGTGCGGGTGGACGAAGCAGACGTACGTCTCACCGAGGCGAGGGACGTTCTTCGACGCCAGGACCTCGACGGCGTCCTTCACCGAGTGCGGGTGGAGGTAGTACGTGTCGGCGGCGGTGCCCGTCGAGTTGACGACGGCGCTCACGGTCGTCGCTGGTGCGCCTGGCTCGTACACGCCGTAGCCCGTGTTGATGGCGCCTGGCTTGGCGTAGCCGAAGACCACCGACGCTGCGCGCGAGAGCGTGTAGCGGGCCTGGTTGTCCATGTACAGGGCCATGTTGCGGCCGAGCAGACGGGAGGCCGACGCCATGATGTCGTCGAAGCTGGCGTTGAGCAGAAGCTCGGAGACAGCGACAGCGAAGCCCTGCTCCTGAACCGTGATGGCGTACTGGTTGGCGGTGATCGCATGCGTCTTCATGCGGACACCCTCGGTGAGGGGACCCGCAGGGATCGGCAGGTTGTTGTACCTCATGAAGTTCACGGTGAGTCCCGGCATCGTGCCGAGTTCCGCCTTCTTCACGGCGAACTGCTCGAAGCGCAGCACCGGCATGGACTGGAAAAGGATCTCCTTCGACCAGATGGTCTGGATCGCCGGTCCCATCATCGTGGAACCGGTCGTCACGGACCCGGCGTAGCCGACTCCCGTGTTGTCGCCAGCCTGAAGGCCGGAATACCCGACCGGGGCGACGTACTGGGAGAAATCCCCTCCTGTGGCGAGCCGGGTGGTGCCCGTGATGCCAGAGACGACGGGGAGTTCTCCACCCAGGGCTGAACCTAGGGCCATGGTGTTAACTCCTTGAGGAGGGGACGGGCGTTACCGCCCCCGTTGACGTGGACTTGTTGCGTTCAGTAGCTGTTGGCGGTAGCGCTTGTACGTATCCATGTCCATGGCCCGAATGTCTTCAGGCGTCAGCTGCTCGTATGACGGGAGTTGTTCCATTGGCCCGACCGGGGGTACTGAAGGCATTGCTGCCCCTCGGAAAGGCGCAGGCTGCATTGCAGCCTGCAGGTTGGCGTAGATCTGTTCGGAGCGTGCTTTCATCTCCTCGATCGACGCATCCACCTCTTCGGGGGACGAACCCCCGACGAGATCACGAAGTTCAGGGAAGATGAACTCCGACTCTTGCTCGATACGGGCGAGACGATACTGAGCCGCCTCCTGTAGCGCCCGCTCGCGTTCGAACACCGCGCGGTCCGTTTCGTACCGCTGATTGATCTCATCGATCTGGGATCGGAACTCACCCTCGCGCTTGGCGAGAAGGTCGCGGATCTCCATCTCGGACTCTTCCTTGGCGCGCAGCTGGGCGTCGCGCTCATCGATCTCGGCCTGCCGAGCGGCCAGTTCGGCCTGGCGCTCTTCCTGCAGCGTCTTCAGCTGGCTGCCCAACTCCTCCAAGCGAGGGTAGAGCTTCTCCTTCTCCTGACGGCGGGCCTCTTCCAGCTGCTCAGCGGTGAACCGAGCGCCGTTGCCGTTGCCGTTGGCCTGATCCACGACTTGAACCGGTTGAGAAACAGCCTGATCAGGGCGCAACTGCTGGAAGTTGCTCGTCTGGGGCTGGGCCGGTTGGACTCCTACCAACACTCCCTGGCTGTCGCTCACGATCTGGTTCCCTGCTGCGTCCGACATTGGATCACGTACCTCCCGAGATACCAGTAATACCACAGCTGGAGGGCATATTGAGGTATGACACTGCTCTAAGCGACATATCAGTCGGTCGCTTGCTCTTCGAAGTCAGCCATCTGCGGCGGGTACATGCCGTAGGCGAGCATCTGCATCTCTTGGGCCAGCATCGGGTCCACTGGTGGCGTCGCTGGGACCGGATTGCCCTCAGCATCGGCTGCCATCATCGGCTGACCGTCGGGGGTCATGCCGGTAGCCATCATGTTGAAGGCGGCGATCTGGTTTTGGATGAGCGTGAGGGCACCCTGCTCCTTGGTGTCTTCCAGCATCTCCTCGAAGATCTCCCTGATCTTCTGGTCGGGGAACTGGATGCCGAGATCCCGCAGCGCACCACGACGCGACTCCAAGCTCATGGCCATCTTGGCCTGGATCTCGTTGATCTTGATGAGCGTGTCCATCGGCATCGGGCTGGGCCAATCGACGTAGTTGCGATATGACACCGGAGAGGCCGGGTCCAGCTGGGGAGCCTGGTCGGGCTTGAGGATCGTGGACGACAGCATCGGGTTGTACACCGTCATGTCGGGTGCGTAGAGGAAGGCGTGCTTGATGATCAGCTCGTTGATCCGCTGGAAGAACGGGACGTACTGGATCTTCTTCCGTTCGTGCTTCAGCATCAGCGGCTGGTACTGCATGGCGAGAGCCACGCCAGACGTGTTGCTGATGGGCTGCATCGTGCCCAGGGCCGCTGCCGGAACACCCATGAACTCATGCATCGACTGCTTCAGCAGCTCCATGTATCCCAGGGGGCCGGTGAAGTTGGTCTGTAGCTCCAGGTTCTGGACCTTGGCGTCCTTGTTGCCGATGGCCCACACCTTGCGGGCGCCCTTCTCCAGGTTGGAGGCCTTGGCACCCGTGATCACCGTCACCGGAGCGACGTGATAGTTGATGATGTCGGAGATCTCCGTGGCCTTCTCGTTGTACTCACGGTTGAGGGGGATGATGTCGTTGGCATCACCCAGCCCCCACGGGGACGAGGCCACAGCGAAGTTGGGGGTGAACACGATGGGGATCTCACCGAGCGGGTTGGGCCGCTGGTCGATCAACTCGTCGTTGATGTACTCCTCGATCATGTCCTCGGTCATGAGTTCCACGTACGTCATGACCATGCGCGACCCGTCCTGGGCTGTACCCCAGAAGCGATACTTAAGTTTGAAACGGATCATCCGAGTGCGGTCGTGGGGGTGGAACTCGGGGAAGCAGAAGGCCGGATTCAGCGGCAGGATCCGAATCCGACCTTCATGCGGTACCCCCGCCGAGTCCACGTAGGCCTGCTCGAAGGCCACCTTGACGAACACGTCGCCCGAGACTGACCCCAGCTGGCCGATCTCCATGAGGATCGCTGGCTTGGAGTTGTGGATCTCCCACACCTCCTTGAGGAGATACGGGACGATGGCCCCGGTGACCTCGGGGGAGTGGAAGTTCACGCCCTTGCCGAAGGAGAAGTTGACGATGAAGTCGATGAAGGCCCGCACCCAGTTGAAGGTCAGCTGAGGCTCACCGATCTCCCGGCGGTACGCCCACTGGTGACCGAGGTACCAGGCCCAGTTGTTGGCATATCGGGATAAGCGAGGACCGTGGACCTCGAACTCCTCATCGGCGAGTTCGACGAGGCCGAGAGGGCTGATGGCGATCGTGAGGTCAGACGCCGCCGCACGGTAGGAGCCTGGATAGAACGCTATGCCCATTGGCTGTACACCTTACGCCTCGACCCCTGGATCAGCGTTCGTCTGGGTAGAGGCCAGCACTGTTCCGACGCTGATCTCGCTCGTACCCTTCGTTCGCAATATCTCGCTCGAACGCCTCGGCTCCACCCAATGGACCGATGGCCTCCCGCTGATAGAACCCAGCAGGGCGTCCAGCGGTGGACACAAACCTGTGACGGCCTACCTGACGGTCTGGATGGTGAGCAGTATTTACGCCCTTTGCCATTACTCCTCCTTCCGATCTCAGATCCCCTGAGGCCGTTCGTGACGCCACATGATGTCGTGGCCGAATGCCGGTGTGTCCTCGATCGCCCTGCGGTGGTCAGCGATGACAGCACGCTTCTCGCTGGTCGATGAGTAGATCGATAACGGGATATCGGATGTCTCATCGGCCACGGTGTGAACGACCGGGACCCACATGTCCTTGCCCGTCTCACGACTGATGTCATCTGCCGCAGCCACCCGGTGGTGCCCCTGGCCCATCATCACGTTGCCGTGCATGGCGTGGATCACCTGAACGGGGTTGAGCACGCCTTCCTTCCTCACGGAGTCGTAGACGCCAGCGCCACGGCCGGTCCTGCGGTGTGACGCTTTCAGCTTCTCCTGCATGACTTCCTCGGGAGCGTCGTAGGAACTGTCAGCCGTCGCCGTCAGTGAATCAACGAGGTCGGTGGCCCGCACGAATC